GAGGAGTACAAGAAGATCCGCGAGGAGATCGCCGAGCGCGTCGCCACGATCCAGCTGGAGCTCCAGTACAATGACAAGCTGACCGACGGTCAGAAGTACGCCCTGAAGGTCATGGAGGACCTGCGCGCTGGCAACCTGCGCCTGACGGCAGCCAAGCAGATCAAGCTGGCGAAGGACCTGGAGGAGTACCTCCTGCTCGAGCGCATCCAGGACGCCCGCGAGGCCGACAAGAAGGCGATGGAGGAGCAGGCCAAGGCGCTGAAGGCCTCCACCGACGAGGTGTGGGACCAGGTGAAGGCGACCGAGGAGCAGGTGAAGGCCTACGGCAAGTCCGCCATCTCCCTGACGGAGCTTCGCCTCGCGCAGGAGCAGGCCAAGCTGGCTGCGTACGAGCTGTCCCGGGAGGAGGAGGCCGCGATCAACTCCCGCATCGCAGGCCTGACCCGCCTGCGCGAGGAGCAGTACAAGCTCCTCAACAAGGAGCTGCGCCAGTCCATCATGGAAGAGGACGCGAAGATGTGGGAGAGCTTCGACCGCACAGCCCACGACACCTTCATCAGTGTGGCCAACGGCGGCAAGGACCTGGCGACCCGCCTGAAGGAGTCCTTCAAGAACATCTTCTTCGACTGGCTCTACCAGATGACCCTCAAGAAGTGGCTGGTCAACATCTCTGGGTCCTTCGGCTCCTCTGCCGCCGGTTCGGCGCTGGCAAGCTCTGGCAGCTCGGCGCTTGGTAGCACTGGTAGTAGCGCACTGTCTCAGGGCTTCAGCCTCGTGAACATGGGCAAGAGCATCTACGGGGCCATCAGCGGTGGCTTCGCGGAGCTGTCCACGTCCATCGCGGACGCGGTGCAGTCCGGCATGTACGCCACGGGGATGACCGGCCAGATTGCCTCCAACGGGTCAGTCGCCACTGGCGTCGGCGCGGCTGGAGCCGCCTTCGCGGGCATTGCTGGCGGCGTCATCGGGGGTAACTTCATCTCTGGCGGGTACTCCGCACTCGGTGGCAGCTCAACCAACGCTACAGCCATCGGCACTGCGATCGGCACGGTCATCCTGCCAGGGATTGGCTCCCTGGTGGGCGGGCTGATCGGCGGGGCCGTGAACCGCCTGTTCGGCATGAAGCCGAAGGAGTACGGCGAGATGGGCCTGACGGGTACCCTCGGGTCTGACAACTCGTTCTCGGGCCAGAACTACGCCAAGTGGACTCAGAAGGGGGGCTGGCTCCGTTCCAACAAGTCTGGCACCGAGTTCGCGTCGGTGGATAGCGGCCAGGCGAAGGCCCTGTCCGATGCCTACACCATGCTGAAGACCATCACCGGCGGGTTTGGCGAGACGATCGGCGCGAGCGCCGAGTCGCTCAAGGCGCTTGCCGAGCGCGTCCAGGCAGTCAGCATCGTGTTCGGCAAGACCGAGGAAGAGAACCAGAAGGCCATCTCCGACTTCTTCACCACGGTCGCAGACAAGATGGCCAACGAGCTGGTGCCGAACCTGTCCACCTTCTCCAAGGAGGGCGAGTCTGCGTCGGCCACCCTGCAGCGCCTCGCCAGTGACTACAGTGCCCTGGACATTGCGCTGCAGGCCCTGGGCGAGACTTCCGAGCAGGCCTTCGGCGCGGTGGGCATCGCCTCGCTGAAGGCGCGCGAGCAGCTGATCGCCGCAGCAGGCGGGCTGGATGCACTCGTCAGTGGCCTCACCTACTTCCAGCAGAACTTCCTGACGGATGCCGAGCGCCTCGCGCCGGTGGCGAAGAGCGTGCACGAGCAGATGGAGAAGCTGGGCTACGGCAGCATCACCACTGTCCAGCAGTTCAAGGACCTGGTGCTCGGCTTCGACCGCTCCACCGAGGACGGCGCGAAGCTGTACGTCCAGCTGCTGGCCCTGGCGCCTGCCTTCAAGCAGGTGGCCGACTCCGCCCAGTCGGCCGCGGAGGTCGCGGCGCAGGCAGCGGCGACCCAGGCCTCTGCGGCACGCGAGGCCAAGATGAAGGTGCTGGACAGTGCGATGGGCGTCCTGTCTCGCTCGGTCAGCCTCCGCAAGGATCAGCTCCAGAAGGAGTACGACTCGCAGGTGGCCCTCATCAACGCCCAGGCCGACGCGGCACGCGACGCCACCAACGCCCGTCTGCAGGCGGCCCAGAAGGAGGCGTCGGCCCTGCAGTCGGTGTACGGGCGCGTTGCCTCCACGTTCTCCAGCCTGCGCAAGATGACCCGTGAGGAGGGCATCAAGGTGCTGGAGACGGCCGCGAAGAACAAGGGCTCGGTCTCCAACGTACCTGGCCTCGACGAGGCCCTGTCTGCGGTCGGCAGCCAGGACACATCGAAGTACGCGACCATGCTGGACTTCCAGCGCGACCAGGCCCGCGCGGCCAGCCTCATCGGGGACCTGCGCGATACAGCATCGACCCAGCTTGAGGCGGCGAACCGCCAGGTCGAGCTGCAGCAGGACATGCTGGCAGCTATCGAGGCTAGCCGCCAGGCGCAGCTCGACCAGGCCAAGAGGCTCCACGACGAGCAGCAGACCCGCCTCGACAGGGCGCTGGAGGCTGCGCAGGCCCAGATCGATGCCATCAACGGCGTGGACAAGTCGGTCCTGACGGTGGCGCAGGCCATCGCGGCCTTCAACAGCGCCTCCGGCGCAGCGGGCGGCGGCAGCATCAGCGACCCAGGCGTCGGCGGCAGCGTGCCGGGCGGTGGTGGCTTCACTGGCACCTGGCAGGCCCCACCGGGAGTGTTCGGCCCAGGCGGCACGCCGGCCTCGCAGCCGATGTTCTGGGAGAACACCGAGTGGGACTGGTTCCGCAACGGCCCGATTAAGGGCTATGCGAGCGGTGGCCAGCACGACGGTGGCTGGCGCATGGTCGGCGAGACCGGCCCAGAAATGGAGTTCACCGGCGCCTCGCGCATCGTGAGCCACGAGCAGACCAAGAAGATGTTCCAGCAGGATAATCGCGAGCTAGTGGCCGCCATCGACAACTTGACTGGCACGGTCGAGAACCAGCGGGTCCTGATCGAGAAGCTGGAGCGCAATGCGAAGATCACGGCAGACATCCTGCTGAATGTATCCCAGGGTGGTAACACCCTCAAGACGAGCTAAGGAGAGGGCAATATGAGGGTCATCATCCCGCAGGCTATCACTGGGGCCCTACTGGCCTCGAGCGATGCGACGGAGGTCGCTCCGGCAGACTACGTGGCCGGCACCACCTATGCTGCTGGCGCCACTGTGAGTGTGTCGGGGGCCAAGGGGCTCAAGACGGTCTACGAGTCCCTGCAGGGCAGCAACGTCGGGCATACCCCAGCGTCGAGTCCGACGTGGTGGGTCAACCGTGGCGACACATACCAGTCCTACTCTGCTGGGGCCACCTACGCCCTCGGCGACCGCGTCATCGACCCAACGGGCCACAAGGTCTACGAGTCGGTAGTGGCCAGCAACACTGGGCAAGCCCTGACGGACACAACCAAGTGGCTCTACGTGAGCTATACCAACAAGTGGGCCATGTTCGACTACACCAAGAGCACGTCGACTTCCCGGCCAGGGTCCCTGTCATGGTCCATCACCACGGGCAAGCGCGTGGAGGCCGTCTCACTCCACGGGCTGGCTGGCAAGACCCTCACCGTCACTGTCGTCGTCAGTGGCGTCACGGTCTACACGGACACGCTGACCCTCACTAAGCGGAACACCATAGGGTGGAAGACGTACTGCTTCGGCGCGTTCTCCACCCAGGAGACATATGCCCGATTCAACCTGCCTCCCTACTACAACGCGACCGTCACATTCACTGTGACAGCCGCAACAGCCTCTACGATCGCCAAGTGCCGTGCCTGCGTGGTGGGTACCCAGGAGTACCTTGGGGCCGTACAATACGAAGCGGAGTCCGACGTCCTGAACTTCTCGACGGTGGACAGGGACTTCGAGGGCAACACGAGCACCATGGTACCACGCCGGAATGTACCGAAGACTATCCAGCAGATCTGGCTAGATAAGAAGCTGGTCAACCGGGCCCGTAAGCTGCGGGACCAGCTCAATGGTATCCCCGCAGTGTGGTCGGCCCTCGATGATGCTAACACCGACGGATACTTCGAGACGCTCATCATTCTCGGATTCTACAAGCGATTCACCATCAACACCAAGGCCCCACAGGTAGCTGTGATCGGGCTCGAGCTCGAGGAGATCTAAATGACGATCGTCGCACCAACCGCACTAACGGCCCCGCCACCGGCTCCATCTACCAATGACCCAGATAACTTTGACCCAAAGGCGGACGCCCTCGTAGCGTGGCTAGCGCCGCACGTCACCGAGATGACCAGTGCCCAGGCAGGGGTTTATTCCAACGCCCTGGACGCCGCGGCCTCGGCAGCGGCAGCGGCGGACGGGGCTACCACGGCCGCGGCGAACGCCACGGCTGCAGCAGCCGTTGGTGGTATCACCAAGTGGGTATCGGGCACCACGTACAACCAGAACGTGTGCGCCTGGAGCCCTACCAATGGCCTGACGTATCGCCGCACTGGAACAAGTGGTGTGAGCACGACAGATCCGGCCAGCGATGCAGCCAACTGGACCCTTCAGGCTACGGCCCTCCGTGAGCTGAAGGCGACGGCTGCCGTCGTGTCCAACGTGCTTACCATGGAGGCCCGCTCTGCAAACATCTTCGTCGTCGCCCTCAATGCGAACATAACCAGCTTCACAATGACGGGGCTACCTGCCACTGGTCTGATGTACGGCTTCATCCTGGAGCTGGTGGCCGATGGCACGGCCCGCTCAGTTACGTGGACGATCAATGGGGTTACCGTGAAGTGGGCTGGCAACATCCTGCCCGTCCTCACCGCCACCAACGGCAAGAGGGACACCTTCGTCCTGTACACCTACGACGCCGGTGCCAGCTGGTCTGCGCAGATTGTTGGGCAGTCTTACTAGGGAGGAGCTATTATGACAATCGAGCGCATGATGATGGGGATTACGAAGAACATCCCCAACATACTTTTCAAGTTCCCGCTTCCATATGCCACATCGCCCATCGTCGGCCGCGTGCCTTTCATCGGTAAATTTGGGGACCTGTACTTTGCAGACAGTACGGGGGTCTTCACGGACCCTAAGTACGGGGTTGTTACCAAGTTTGACCGGTATGGGAAGCAGCTCTGGACTAACAGCATCTGGAGGGGGAGCACGCTGTACGCCAAGGGCGTCGCTGAGTCTGCCAATGGGCAGAAGCTGTACATTATGTGGAAGATAGACGGTAACAATACTCCCAGCGGTTATGATGGCTTCTTGGTTACAGCACTCGACGCTAGCACGGGTAACCTACTGGTAACGTCACCAGTTTTATACCAGAGTATCTCGCACGTTCCACTGGGAATCAATGTTGACAGCGCCGGGGTCATTCGCTTTATTGGGCAGTCCTATAGCAGTGGGGATTTTGGTGTGATTGCTCGATGGGACGGGGTAAGTATCAGCAGCATGCTGGATACTAGCTCGATTTCTGGGGCGACAGCGTACAGCGCAACAAATGACCTATCGGGCAATATGCTGGTTATCGGTCGACAGAATACAGACACTACCGGCGGAGCCCCGAACACGTACAAGTGGACACTGTGGAAGCACACTGGGGCAGCAGCCACTTGGTCGTCAGGTTACCAGTGGGCTGCAACGCTGACGTCGAATGGCAATGCCATCCACATGGAGTCTGCGAATGACATTGCGATCGACAGCCTCGGTAATACGTTTATCGCCGGTCGCATTTACAATTCCCCGCAGACGTTAATCTACCCTAGCGTTGCAAAACTAGATTCAAATTTCAACATGGTGGCTCGCGTCACCTTCAACAGCAATGCCAGCGCCATCTGTCACATGGGGGTGGACGCCCAGAACAACGTGTGGGTACTATCCCCCTCATGGAACGGGTCAGCGAGTGTTGTTGGGCTGCTCAAGTACGACAACAACCTCAACCTTCTGGCGGCATGGACAATTACTTCCAGTGCTGACGCTAGCGCTAATACTGCGTACCACAGCCTGTCGGTACGTGGCAGCCGGCTTCTGCTGACACTTGGCGGACAGGGAACTAACACGCCATCCTGGGCCATGTACCTCAGTATATACGGGCCAACGCCCGGCACGTACTCGCTTGGGGGTAGCTCAATCACTATCGCCAGCACTGGCACAACTTATGTAGCAAGTGAGGTGTTAACAATCACCCGCTATGCCGTGGCGGTTGGCAGCGGCAGCATGGGTAGCTACGCGCTCAGCAGTTGTAGCCAAACCACCCAAGCCTTCAACCCACTAACCGTACAAATTTAAGGACTCGTGATGCTCTACATTAAACTGGACACGCAGGAGTACCCGCTCACCTTGAGCATGGTGTTAGGACACTTCCCGAACACGTCATTCACGGACGGGGCCACCGAGTTTGAGGGCTTTGCCAAGGTTGAGCCAGCGGCATCTCCTGCCTTCAACCATACCACTCAGTCACTGGCCGAGGGAGCCCCAGTGCTTGTCGATGACGTCTGGCATCAGACCTGGGTTGTAAGTGACCTGCCTAGCGGGGAGGTTATGGCCCGCCTAGCTACCCTGAAGGCGCACCTGGCCGCTGACATCGACAGCCTGGTCTTCCAGGTCTACGAGAAGCCTAACATCCTCGCGCGGGAGTATCTGGCCCGTGAGGCTGAAGCGCAGGCGTACAAGGACGCGGGTTACAGTGGCACAATTGGTCCGTACTTTCAGGGCTTCATCACCGAGTCGGGTATGCTGCCAGCGGCTGCATGTGACCTGATACTGACACAGGCCGAGAACTTCAGGGCTGCAGAGCCCGAGCTGGCCAACCTGCGCATGGCCAAGTACAGTGTGTCGCGTGCCACGACGGAGGGGGGCGCTGTCAGCCTCCACGCCGCCACCATCAACCGCATCAAGGAAATTGCCGCAACTCTGTAAAGGAGAAGTTGCCGTGAAGATCGCTTCGTACAAGGGAACGCAGGCAGGCATCAAGGGTATCGCCAATTGGCTCATCCGCCTCCGTCTCCGCGGGCCACACAGCCACACGGAGGTGGTCTTCACGCCCGACGACAACGTCGGATCCCTAATGCCTGACGGCACGACGGCAAGCATCGATGGCGCCTACTGGTGCGCGTCGTCGGTCGCGAGCGAGCCGATGCCGCTGTGGTCACTGCGCCGCCCAGGCCGCCATGGCGGCGTGCGGTTCAAGCGCATCCGGCTCGAACCATCCAAGTGGGACCTCCAGGACACCGACCGCGACCCGCTCTTTGCCGCCAGGTGGTTCCGAGCGCACGAGGGCCTGCCATATGACTGGCAGCTCATCGTCGGCTTCCTCGCCTGGTTCGTGCCGCAGGATGATGACGCCTACGACTGCACCGAGGCCTGCGCCGAGGCCTGCCGCTTCCCGGACCCCTTCCGGTTCGACCCCTGTAACTTCTTCTGCATCCACGCATACTGAGGACCAACACATGAGAACAGTTACCCCCAACAGGAAGGCCTTCCTGGATACCATCGCGCACGCCGAGGGCACCTCCACCAGCAGACTGACACGCGACCGTGGCTACGACGTCGTCGTGGGCGGCGTCGACGGGCCGGAGATCTTCAGCAGCTACAAGGACCACCCGTTCGCCAAGGGCCGCCAGGCCAAGCTGGTGAACGACAAGGGCCTCAAGTCCACCGCGTCCGGCCGCTACCAGTTCCTGGTGCGCGACTGGCCATACTACAGGGCCTCCCTGAAGCTGTCTGACTTTGGCCCGTCGGCCCAGGACGAGTGGGCCCTGCAGCTCATCGCAGAGCAGCGTGCCCTGCCGGACGTCGACGCGGGCCACTTCGACGAGGCCATGCGGAAGTGTCGGAACATCTGGGCGTCCCTACCGGGAGCCGGATACGGCCAGCGCGAGCATGCCATGGCGGACCTCCGCGCCGTGTTCGTGCAGAAGGGCGGGGTGCTGGCATGATGGCGAAGCTTCGTGGGGCCGTGCGCTCCTGGACCGTGTGGTTCAACTCGCTGGCCGCACTCGCGTGGGCCTTCCTGCCGGACCTGCTGGACTGGATGCCGTCGGTCGCGCCCTACGTGGACGAGGGCCTCTACAAGAAGGCCATGCTGGTCCTGCTCGTCGGCAACCTGGCGCTCCGCTTCAAGACCAAGCACGGGCTGGGGGACAAGCCGTGAGCCTGACGACGAGGCTGATACTGGCAGGGTTGTTGGGGGTTTCAATCGCGGCAGCCGGCGCTGTACTATGGCAGCATTATTCAGGACTCGTCGACGCCAAGGCGGAGCTCTCCGCCGAGGTGGCGAGGACCCGGCAGCAGCTGCAGGCCTCCCAGGCCGAGGTCGCCTCGCTCAACAGGGCGGTGACACGGTGGGAGGAGGCTGGCAAGGCACAGGCCGAGGCCCTGATGCAGTTCGCTAGCGCACAGCGTGAGGCTGGGGCCTACTCCAAGGAGATTAAGGATGTCCTGTCCAAGCACGACCTGGGCGCCCTCGCGCGCAGCAAGCCGGGCCTCATCGAGGCTCGCATCAATACTGGCACTGAGCGCGCTCTGCGCCTGCTCGAGCGCGCCTCTCAGCCCGCAGCCGACTCCACCGACGCCGGAGCCTCCACCGCCGGTCCTGCCGCAGCTCCAGCCGGTCGGCCTTGAGTCGGTCGCCTGGCGCGTGGTCGAGGCCGACGGCGAGGTCCTCTTCGCCCTCACGCCGGCCGCCTACGGTGCCATGTCCCGCAACCTCTCCGAGCTGGCCAGCTGGATGCGACAGGCGTCCTGGCAGCTGGCCTTCTACCGCCGCTCCCGCGGTCCCCAACCACCTAGCACTGGAGCCAAGTGATGCCCCCGCACAATCAGCTTTCCCCCGAGGAGATGCGCGAGCTCGTCCGCGAGACGGTCCGCGAGACCATCAACGAGACGTTCCTCCGCCTCGGCGTGAAGATCGACGACCCCATCGAGGTGCAGAAGGACTTCCAGCACCTCCGCGACTGGCGCAACACAACCGAGTCCGTCAAGTCGAAGGCGCTTCTGGCCGCGGTCGGCCTGCTCGTCTCCGGACTGCTGGGTGCACTGTGGCTGGGTCTGAAGGGCTCCATCGGCAAGTAACCGCGTCTCCCCTCGGCGGAACCAGTGCTGCCTCCTTCGCCGCCGAGGCTTCGGCCTCCAGCGGACCTCCGTTGGGGGTCTTTTTTTTGCGCACCAGGTCGAGCTTTCACCTCGGGCCCTGCTGCAGATACTCGGTGACGCCTCCGGAGGCCGTGGAGGCCCACCTGGACAAGCCGCAGCCACATCCGGAGCCTTGCTGTGCATGCGCCGACGCTCCGGGAATGGAAAGAGGGGCCGAAGCCCCTCATCCTCACGGCCTAGCCAGCGTCACTCGCAGCTGCGGCGCCCGTCCGGGCCGATCTCACAGGACAGCCCGGCCGGCTCGACCGGCGCAGCCTCGGTGGAGGTGGCGGTCTTGCTGGTGTCGTCGTCCTTCGTCACGATCACCCCGCCGCGCTTGCCGTCGGCGTTGAAGGTCGTGATGCCCTTGCAGCCCATCGCCCAGGCGTCGTCGTAGGCGCTCTTGAACTCGTCCCACGGCAGCTGGCCGTTGGTGTTGCAGGTCTTGGAGACGGCGGAGTCCACCAGCTCGGTGGCGAGGGCCAGGACGGACAGGTGCTCCTGGATCGTCACCTCGCTGGAGCGCTTGCCCCTCACGCCGAAATGCTTGACACCGTAGTCCTGGATGACCTCCTTGCGCGGGCCGTCGAACTCGATGACGGTGCGCTCCATCTGGTAGGAGAACACTGGCTCGATGGACGAGCTGACGTTGTCGGCGCACAGGCTGATGGTGCCGGTCGGGGCGATCGAGGTCAGGTGGGAGTTGCGGATGCCGTGCTTGACGATCAGGTCCTGCACGTCGGTCGGCAGGGTCTTGAAGAACTCGCCGTCCAGGTAGCGGTCGTCGTACAGCGGGAAGGCGCCCTTCTCCTTGGCGAGGTAGGCAGAGGCGCGGTAGCAGCCGTCGCGCAGGGCGGTCAGCACGGTGCGGGTGAAGGCCAGGAACTCCTTGGAGCCGTAGGGGCAGCCGAGGGCCTCGCCCGCGTTGGCCAGCCCCGTCACGCCGAGGCCCATGCGCCGCTTGCTCTTCGCCTCCGCCTCCTGCTGCGGCAGCGGGTAGCGGGCGACGTCGATGACGTTGTCCATCGCGCGGACGACGTGGGGGATGTCGGCCTGGAAGGCTGCCATGTCGAACCAGCGCCCAATCGCGCTGCCGCGGATGTACCGCACCAGGTTGAAGGAGCCGAGCAGGCACGCGCCGAACGGGGGCAGCGGCTGCTCGCCGCAGGGGTTGGTGGCGGCCAGCGTCTCGCAGTACCACAGGTTGTTCATGCGGTTGATGCGGTCGATGAAGAGGACGCCCGGCTCTGCCCAGTCCCACGTGGAGCGCATGATGGCCTCCCACATCTCGCGCGGGTCGACCTCGGCGTAGACGCGCCCGCCGAACTTCAGCTGGAACATGCGTCCGTCGCGCTTGGCCTCCATGAACTCGTCCGTCACGGCGATGGAGATGTTGAAGCCCTCGAGCTTGCCCTTGCTCTGCTTGGCCCGGATGAACTCCATGATGTCAGGGTGGTCGACGCGCATGACGCCCATCTGAGCGCCGCGACGGTGGCCGGAGGAGCTCGTGCAGCGGCAGACGGCGTCGAAGACGTCCATGAAGGAGACAGGGCCCGATGAGCGCGACTGGAGCTTGACGATCAGGTCACCGCGCGGGCGGAGGGTGGAGAAGTCGTAGCCGATGCCGCCGCCCATGCGCATCGTGGTGGCCGCCTCGTGGGCGCGCTGCATGATCGAGCCCTCGTCGTGGGTGTATGAGTCGGCGATGGTGCCCGAGACGAAGCAGTTGTACGGGGTGGTCCCGCGGGTGGAGCCGATGGCGGACTGGATCCGGCCGGCCGGCATGAAGCGCATGTCCAGCAGGACGCTGCGCAGGGTGTGGAAGTGGGCGTCGTCGTCCTTCAGCGCGTTGGCCACGCGGTTCATGGCCTCGCGGAAGTCCTCGCCGTCCTGACGGTACTTCTGGGCGTGTAGTTCGTTGGAGAACGGCTCCTGCGGGCCGTAGGCATTCTCTTGGTTCATCGGGGTCCTCAAAAAGGTTCGGGGTCGAGTCGCTATGATGTCGCGACCCGACCCCGAGGAAGACCCCTGTATGTGCCCGAGCCAAGTCGGGGTATGCTGGGGCACAGGGAGCCCCGATCATGGAGGGAATGAGCCGACACGATCGGCCGTGGGCCCCTCGTTAGAAGGGCCCCTAGCCGACTCCCTCACGCGGTCAGGCAAGCCCTCACTGCAGCACCTTCGGTGCCTCGTGGGCCATCAGCTCCTGCAGCGAGAGGCCCGCCGTCAGGTCCAGCGACGCTCGCTTGACGCGGACCACGGCAGAGCCGTCGTCCTCGAGGTCGAGGCTGAACTTCATGCCAGCGACCAGCAGCATCACGTCGGAGGGCACCACCACCGTGCCGCCCGCCATGTGTGTGACGGCGGCAAGCACCGCCTGCAGCTCCAACGCCATCTCGGCGGGCTCGCACCCGCAATCTTCGCTATCCATTCTGAACCTCCCAGGTTATCACGATCTCGGTTGTGGCCACCACGCCCGAGTAGCAGGCCTCCACCCGGTAGCCGTCTCTCATTGCCTTGCCAACTGCCGGCGCATCCGCCGCCGGCACGTACCCGAGGTGCATATCCCCGTCGTACACGGCCACCGCCTTCGGGTCGTAGGGGTTCTCGGGCTCCAGCCTCAGGGTGAGCCACTCGCCGGGTATGATCTTGGCGAGCCGCTCCCGTGCGCCGGGGCGATAGCCAACCCCGGCGATGTACGTCACCATCCTCGCTGCCATGCTAGGCAGCCTCGGACGTCTGCGAGTCGTTGGCCGGCTCCGCCACCTGCGGTTCGGCCTTCTTCGGCACAGCGCGCGGGCGGTTCGGCGGGAGGGTCCCGCGGTCGCGCATGTGGGCCGCGTACCAGCGCAGGCATGCCACCGTCGTCTTCGAGCCCTGGAAGTTGGCGTGCAGGTAGTCGAGGATCTCGGCGTACGAGAGGCCCACCTTGCGGCCGCCCTCGTCGATGCTCACCACCTCCATCAGCTTGGCCTCGGCCACGACGCGGATCGAGACGCGTGGCTCCTTCTTGGGGGCCTTGGGCTTCTCGACGGGCTTGGCCTGCTCTGCCTCCTCGGCCGCCTTCAGCTGCGACTCGTGCTGCTTGAAGGGCCAGTTCGGGTCGGTCTCCAGCATGGGCGCGTCGCCCTTGGGCTCATCGTCCTTGGGCTTGTCCGTGACCGTGCTGAGCTGGAGGTCGACGGTCGTGCCCGTCACCTCGGTCCGCACGGCCTGCTTGGGCTCCTCGGCCTCGATGACGCGCTTGCTGCCGTCCTCGTTGAAGTATTGATCCAGCTGCACGCCCTTGCCGTAGGCGAGCTTGTTGAGCCTCTCGACAGCCTTCGACCGCTGCGAGAAGGTTTTCATGGTGACTGCGCCACCGAGCTCGTTCACCATTGCCACCAGCGTGGCCATGCTCATTCCCTCAAGTTTCATGACATTCTCCTTCTTGGTTTTTTGTCAGGGTGCCCCGTGCACCGCTAGACGTCGATTATACGCGCAGTCCCAGGGCAAATGAGCCCGGCAGGACCATCACTTTAACGCAGCACTACTAAATGACGGGTAACGCTTACTGCAGCTTCTTCAACTCCACCAGCACCTCCTCGTCACTCAGCCCATTTAAGACCTTAGCGTTCTCGGCCGTGACGTACTTCTTGATGTTCTCCGGGGTCGGCTCCGCGTTGACCGTGTAGAGCGCGCCCATGCCGTTGATGTAGGCAACCTTCTTCGACAGCTTCCTCCACTTCTTGAGGAGCTCGAGGTCGCCCACCAGCTCCTCCACGAAGATGTCCCTGTTGGTGTGGCACACCTGTCCCTCGTACGTGTACGTCATGTCGAGGACGTGCCGAGCCAACTTGGCCTCCTCGATCGTGCCACGGTAGCCGTGCGTCTCGCCCTTGTGGTCCCGCACAACCACCACGGTCGTCGGGCCATCCTTGTCCGCCCAGTCGAAGTTCGTCTCGCCCCCGTTGCCGTAGTCGGTCACGGTGCAGACGTGCTTCCCGTCGCGGTACAGCTTGACGGAGTATCCGGGGGTGTCCTCCCCCGGGAAGGTCTTCAAGCTCCCCACGGAGTAGCCCTTGACGGTCGACTCGACGGCCTTGGCCACCTCGACCTTCTTGGGCTGCTTCGGCACGTCGCCGCCAGCCCGCTTGAGCTGCGAGCGATACCAGTTGACGCTGGCCGACTTCGTCTGAGCGTCGGGGAAGGCCTGCAGTACGAGCGCCACCACCTCCTCGTTGGTCTTGCCTGCCTTGATGCCGTCGGTGATGACGGAGCCGATGGTAACCTTGGTCATTTCAGTTTCTCCCGATAGATACGAATGTGCGGTACTGCGAGCCCATGCGGACTACACGCAGCTTGAAGCCTGCCTCTTCGATGGTACTGTGGAAGTCCCCGGGGCTGCCGAGCCTCTTCCACGCGTTATCTGCAAGGCGGCTGCGGAGGTGGGATATTGGGACCTCTCCATCGAGAGCGCCTGTCTTCTTGTCGGCGCGGCCCTCATTGGTTATGATGCCTACGATATCGTTCACGAGTTGGCGGCTCATTTCAGTCTCTCCCTTAAAATTGTTGGTAGGTGCCGAGGGCGGAGCAGTTGCGCTGCCCGAGGGCCCCAGCAAGGTTGGCAGCGATGACCATCTGCTCCGTGCTGATGCCAACGAGCGTGCCACCCACGATGTTATTCAGGAGGCATGCGAGAAGCCCCGCGTCCTTAGACGTCAGTAGCACGGCAGTCTCACGGGCGAAGAGTACGTCACGGCCGAGGGCCTCATCGACGCTGGTGCAGGTAGGCACGGGCAGATTCATTAGGGCTACAACGATGGACTTGCCGTAGGCGCTCTCGCTGTCGGCCAGGAACTTCACTTCGGGGCGGGTAGCCATGGTCATTCTCCTCAGAAGTTGATCTCGTAGCGGCCCTTGACGCCACGGCGCAGGGCCTTGCTGCGCACCATGGCCGTCAGCGCCTTGCGCAGGTCGGCCTCGTCGCGCTCCATGCTCATGGCGTTGCTCAGCGCCACGATCGTCTCGACTGTCAAGCTATTGGCGTACATGGCCACGAACACGTTGGTAACCGACTGCACTGCAGGAGTCCACGCGGGTTGATTGTCCGCCAGGATCTTGCGAGCCATCAGCTCGGTGTCGTTGATCAGGGCCTTGCCGTCCTTCGTGGTGATGGTGCTTGTGGTAGGCATCTCATTCTCCATTCGTTTGTTTGTCTAAGCATCAGTGTTGATGCAGCATGGAGTCATTATAGGGGGTAATTTGGAGGCTGGGAGCCCCCTAAACACAAAAATATGGGAATAATTTGTAACGGAGCGGGAAAATAAAAAGGGCGCCGAAGCGCCCTCAGGAAAACTGCTTTAGAATCAGGTACTTAGGCGACTGCCTCGTCGGCAGGCTTCGCCTCGGGACGCGTCTTCCAGTTGCGACGGTCGTTGGCAAGGCGCACGTTGACGGCCTCGCCGGCCGCGCGGAGGCGGCTCGCATACCATTGGACCGTCTTGACGGTGGTGCTCGCTCCGGGGTGGCGCTTCAGTACCTCGCCCACAATGCCCTCGTAGGTCATCGGGCGCTTGCGCTGCAGCAGCGCAATGGTGTCTTCCTTGATGTTGCGAGTGCGTGCTTTGGTCATGGTCATCTCCCTTCAAAGTGAAACAAGTGGTAAGTGGATGAAGGAATGATATGCCATAGTGGCGCCCTTGTAAATGTATTTTCGCTAGGGTGCGCTATAAATGATGGGGGCGGGCCCCCGTCACGACCTTGACCAGCACGTCCGCTGGGGAGTGGTCCAGCGGCAACCTGGTGAGGGCGGCTAGCTGCTCCTCAGTGACCCCCGTCTCACGGATGCTGGCAGCGAGCCCCCCGTGGATCAGGTATCGTCGGACGTCCCTCCCCTCCCCCACCCTTATATAGAGCCACGTGTTCCCGCCAGCCTTGGTGCGCTTCCGGTGCCATATGGCCTGGGCCTGCCGGACCTCGAAGTCCAGCAGGCCCCCACGCTTCGGCCGGTTGCACCCCTTCAGCTCAATCTCAAAGTAGATGCCATGATAGCAGCCGTCGACGTCCGGATCGCCGGCGCCCACCTGGTTCTCCACCCGTCGCATGTGGAGGCCCTCAGTGCGCTTGAGGCCCTCTCGCAGCCACTCCCACAGCCTAACCTCTCGGGCCACCGTTCACCCCCAGGTAGACTGCAGCACGCACGCCGTCGATCTCGCTGAGGTACGTGGGCTGCTGAGGCATTAGGTCCAGCAGAGGCTGGACGGGGATGCCGTCGCCGAGCTCGTGGGCCACCCAGTTCAGGTAGACGCGGCTGACCAGCCCCTTCTTGAGGGCCTCCATCGCCACGGTCGGCCCACCGATCAGCCACGCGCTCTTCAGGTCGTCGTTGAACATGGAGTGTGCCTGATCGAGGGTGATGCCTCGCGCAGTGTCCCGGCTGAGCGGGAGGAGCGTTCGGTACTGCAGAGGCGGCATCTGCTCTACGGTGCGGCGACCGCCGACCAGGACCCCGCCTGAGGTCGTCAGCATCTTGAACAGCGCCTTGTCAGCACGGCCAGTCCACCGCATGCTGTCGTCAGGCCCCTTGGCCAGGAATCCGTCGGCCGACGCGGCCAGGATGAGTTTGAAGCCTGCGTTCATGGTTCCACCTCCATATAGGTTATCTTCACGTTGGCCCTGTCGAGGACCGTGTATGCCCGGATCCAGCTCTCTCCCCACCGCAGGTGGCCGAGTTCGGGCCTCGGCGCCACCACACGGGAGATGCCATAGTCCTCAATTCGCTTGGCACACTCGCAGCAGGGGAACCGAGTCACATACAGGGTTGAGCCGTCCACGAACTCACTGGGCCCGTGCAGCATGCAGTTGACCTCCGCATGGACCGTGTTGGCGAGCTTGAACTCCTTGTCGTACAGGCGGGCGATCGTGTCGTCCACGTCCGCTGGGAAGCCGTTGTAGCCGGTGGAGATGATGTGACGCTCCGGGCTGACCAGCACCGCCCCGACTTGTCGGTCAGGGTCCTTTGAGAGTAGGGCGACCCTCCGGGCCACGTCCATGTGGAAGCGGTCCCAGAAGGCCCCATCGCGCTTGACGAGGCTCATGGCGTCACTCCACCACGAAGGGCTTCGGCGCGAACGACGGCCACTCCGCCTGCTGCGCCTGGTGGGCGACGAAGCCAACGTACGTGTCGCGGCTGGCGATGATGTTGTGCATGGCGATGGCGGGCATCCGGATGTTCGCCACGACTGGCACCTGCTGCAGGGCCTCCCGTGCCATGTCCCAGTGGTCCTCGTAGAGGTGGGGGTGGGCCAGCGTCACGTGCATGACGCCGGGGGTGACGTTCAGCTCGGCGGCGAGGGCGTCCATCAACAGCGCGTGGCCCATCACGTCGTACGGCAGCCCGACGAATACGTCGGAGGAGCGCAGGAAGATGGCGGAGTGCAGCTGGCCGCCGCTGATGGACAGAGTGAAGCCCAGCGGGCATGGCACGTTCTTCTGCCCCTCGGCGCCTAGGCCGTCGGTCGACGGGTCCCACGCAGAGATGTAGACGCGGCGGTCGGAGGGGTCCTTGCGCAGGGCCTGCAGGCCCATCATCAGCTGGTCACGATCGAAGTGGTGCCGCCAGCGGTAGCCGTAGGCAGAGATGACCGTCTTGCCGTCGGCGCCTACGAACTTGTCCCAGAAGGGCGCGTGCTTGCGCATCCAGGTCACGTCGGTCTCACCAGACAGGAACCATGCCACCTCAGCGGCAGCAGACTTCGGGTAGGTACGGCGCAGTCCCGGCGTCGGCAGGACGCGGTCTGCCAGGTTCACGCGGAAGGCAGTGCCACCGACGCCGACCTTGATGGCCCTGCCGGTACGGGCATTCTGCTCGGTCGGGCACGAGTCGGACAGCAGCCACTGCAGGAGCATGCTGTAGGTGTTGTGGAAGGGGATGGAGATGCTCATGCCGAGGCCCCCACCTTGTTCTTCAGCAGCCACTCACCGTAGAATGCCCCGTAGTTCACCAGGTCCTCGACCGAGTCCAGCAGGCCCTCGAAGTTTGGATGCTTGCCGGCCATCATGGCGTTGAGCAGGGACTGGATGCGCAGGGCCTTGGTGTTCAGCATGTGCCCGTAGGACAGGTGGCCGAACGGGAAGTAGGCGTCACGCCCGCCGGGCACGTTGTTGTAGTCCTCGCCCTTGGCAGCGCGCAGGTAGGTAATGCGCTGGAAGATGGGGCTCAGCTCGTTGAAGACCGCAGCCTTCTCGACGTCGGCCAGGGAGAAGTTGAGCAGGAAGGAGTGGTCGGGTGCCTTCCAGCCCTCAGGCTTGACCGCGTCATAGCCACCCCAGCCATTACGCTTGGCGAGCGTGCCGGTCGTCTTCTGCATATTGGCGGCCTGCACGCCGTCGAAGACGGCCTTGGCCGGCACGCCCATCTCGGCGAGGCGACCGAGGCCGAAGTACATGAGGTCAATGATGCCATCAGCGGCCTCCAGGACGTCGCCGCTCTCGCAGGCCTTGAGGAACTCGGTCTTCTCCTCCTCGAAGGCCTCGGCGGCGCGCTCGGCCTGCTCCGGAGTCAGTGGGGTTGGTACTGCGGGGATGACTTGCTTGCGCACCTGCTGGTTGAAGGCCTCGACCTTGTTCAGCATGCGGGCCACGAGGGCCGCTACGAAGTACTCGGTGGTGGATGGGGCAGAGTCGATGGACTCCAGCTCTTGTTGGGACATTGGTTGCTCCTTAGTTGGCGTAGGTACCAGGAGAGCTTCCCGTCCGTCGGCTCGACGTCGGTCCTGCCCTCCACGAATATCGCCCAGCTGTCCGCAGCGTACTTGCCGCAGCCAGGTAGTCGGGTGATGTCCATAGTACCTCGGGGCCCCGTCCCGAGCAACCATCCTTGAGCCATCCGGACCAGACTGATGGCCCGACGTCTCCACAGGCCGAGTGGCCTCAACAACCCGTGCAGGTCCTCCGGTCTGGCCTCTGCCAGCCTCTCAGGCGTAGGGTAGAGAAGGAGCAGCTCGTCGAGCACCGGACGAGCCTGGGACCACGTGGTGAGGTTGACGAGCGAGCAGGCGACGAGCATCCAGAAGGGCGCCTCCCTCAGCCTCTCCTGGAACAGCTCGCCGTCCGCCGGCTCGTCGCCGGCCCAGGCCTCCAGTCGCAGCCTCCGCCTGCCGACCCGCACCAGTCGCCACCTATGCCGCAGCATGCTCCGTCACCCTCGTCACCACCCGCTCCACCGTGACAGGCAGGTAGACCAGGTCCGGGCGATCTCGCTGTAGGGCCTCCACCTGGTGTGGCTCAATCAGCGAGGACAGCCCGCCATCCAGTGGCACTATGGTGGCGAGCCTCAGGTCGTCTGTCTCCTCGACCACGAGAGCCGTGTGGAAGATGCCCTGCCGCAACAGCAGGCACAGGTACTGCCCACGTGAGCGAAGCACGTGGCCCCTCGCCGTCGACTTAGTCTGGTATGCCATCTTGCTTCTCCTTCTTCGGGCGCGGCTGCTTGGCGCAGAACACGGCGTGACCGTCTGGGATGATCAGCCTCGCCCGGGTGCTGTCCTCCGAGAGCTCGTAGCCCAGGCCGTTCTCCTTGTTGATGGTGAACAGGTGGGACAGCACGGCCGATCGGTTGAGCTCCAGCTTCTGCTCGACCTCCTTTATGTCCTGCCACTTGAGGAACCACTCTGCCACCGCCGCGCGCTTCCCAGGCTGTGGGATCGGCGCGAGGGCCTCGACGTTGACGGGCTTGCCGCTGGTGCGCTTCTTCACCTCCTTCGGCTGGCCGTCGTCGGAGGGCTTCTCGCGGGCCTTCCGCTCCGGCTCCACGTAGGCGAACAGGTCGAAGCCCTCAGGCACCAGCAGATTGGCGCAGTCGTTGGCGAGGACGTAGCCGACGCCGTGGTCCCGTGAGAGGCAGAACAGGTGGGACAGGACACCGGAGCGCGTGAGCCCCAGCTTGGCCATCGCCTCGTGGATGGACTGGGGCCGCTCCTGCACGAAGAAGCTGGCGACCTCGCCGCGCTTGCTGTCCGGCCGCACTGGCCGCAGGTTGGCGTGGACGATCGGCTTGCCGCCCTGCACCTTCGCCTCACCGTCCTGGGCGGTCGGCTGCGTCACCCTTGGCACCGGTATGCCAAGCTCCCCCAGCACGAGGGCGGCCACTGCATAGTCACGCTGCAGGCCCATCGCCGCAGCCTCCTCCCAGTTCTTGGCGATGAGGCGCCCCAGCTTCAGCATGTCGTAGTCCATCACGTCGAAGGCGCCCGCCACCTCGGCGAAGTGGTTGCCGACCTGGTAGGAGCGGAGGGAGAAGGGGCAGAGCAGGGTGGATCGCTTCTCGCCGTGGATCTTCACCACGTGCCCCCACCCGTTGACAGGAGGGTCGTCCAGGCCGTACGGGTGGCGCGTGCCCTTGGGCGCTGGGCCCTGCAGGAAGTAGGTCTTGATGAGCTGCACTGGCATGTCATTCTCCGGTGGGTGAAAAGAAAGAGGGCATGGATTGTGTCCATGCCCTCTATTCTACCGCCACCTAAGCGCCGGAGTGCCCTCGTAAGGGTTCCGATGCCGAGAATGCTGGGTTATTGCATCGCGGCTGCCAGCTCGTCGGTGTTCTCGCCAGTCTGCTCGCCGGCCTGCTTCTCAGCTGCCTTGGCGTCGGCCTTGGCCTGCTTCTCAGCGTCCTTGGCGGCCTTCTTCTCGGCAGCCTTCTTGTCCTTGGCCTCCTGGCGCTCCTTGTCCTTGGCCGCCTTCTTCTCGGCCTTGGCAGCTTCCAGCTCTTCCTTGGTAGGCTTGCCGGCGGCGGCGATCTCGCGGGCGGTCGGCACGTCCTCGCCGGCATCGCGCAGGTTGTTGCGGTACCAGTTGATGGAGGCCATCGAGGTCTTGGCGTCGGGGAACAGCTCCTTCACCTTGTCCAGCACCTCCTTGTTGCCCAGGCCGGCGCGGATCAGGTCCTTTGCCACGTCGCCGATGCCAGGAGCCTTCGGTGCGGTCTCGCCGACGTTTTCCTGTACTGCGCCAGTGTTTTCAGTATTTTCCATTGTTGCTCTCCTTCGTAGGATTGGGTTAGGTTTCTCGTCAGCCCGCCCGGCTTGGGCCCCGGCTTGTCGGTGAGATGAATGTACCGCCTCAGCTCGGGGCCTCACAGCCATCGTTCTCGCATTGCGGAGGCTAGGTCAGCATCGACCGGAACAGTGCCAGCAGCCTGTCGCGCAGGCCCTTGCCGGTCAGCTCGTCCGACACCGACCTCTTGCCGTTCAGCGTCCTCAGTATGTGCTCGTCCACCGTGCCGGTGGCGACGTAGTCCAGCACTGTGATGCTCTTGCCGCCGACCTGCGTCGCCCTCTCGTTCGCCTGGTCCCTCTCGATCAGGTCGAACGTGTGGGAGTACCAGTGGATGGTCTCCGCGACCGAGAGGTCCAGGCCCTCGCCTCCGGCTGCTGGCTGGCCGACGAAGTCCACGACCGAGGGGTCGTGCATGAAGGCGTCGATGGCCTCCTGCCGCTTCCTCTGCGAGGTGACGCCGCCATGGTATTGTACCACCTTGCGTCCCTCGTTCTGCAGCGCGGCCGTCACCCTGCGGATGTCGTCCTTGAACTTGCACCATATGATGTTCTTGCCGGTGGATCCCCTCACCTGTGCCAGCAGCGCCTGCAGCCGAGGGTTCTCCTCATCGGGGGCCAGCTCGACGAGGTCGCCCTTCGTGTCCACGACGAAGCCGCTGGCTATCTGCTGGAGCTTGGTCAGGCGCACGCCGCCCTCCACTGCCTCCACCTCCCCGCCATCCTCCAGCTCGAGGATGAAGTCCTTCACCAGCGCCTCGTACTTCTCCTGCAGCGCCTCGGTGAGCGTCACGGTCACCTCGTCCATCAGCAGGTCTGGCATGTCGTCGACGTCCTCCCGCAGGACGACGCTGGACCAGTCGGCGATGCGCGCCTGCAGCTCGTCCAGGTGCTGGTACTCATCCAGCACTGGGTACTTCCGCCCGCCCTTCGACGTCACCTGCTTGTAGGTGGCGTACCGGCCCTCGAACTCTCCGAACGTGCCGAAGCCCAGCGCTCCAGGCTTGAGGATCTCGTACTGGGAGTAGGCGGCCAGTGGACTGTTGGACGCCATGGTGCCCGTGAGGATCCGACGCACTGGGCACTGCTTCGCCAGGCCGCGTATGGTCTTCGTCCGCTTCGAGCCGGGAGAGCGGAAGTCGTGCGACTCGTCGACGACGAGCATCACCCGGCGCTTCTTGAGGAAGCGTCGGATGACGGCCTTCACCTTGTCATAGCGCAGCGACTCCGAGTTGACCGTCAGGACCGCCAGGCCGCCGTAGTACGAGAGGCACTGCTCGAGGGACCGCTGGTGGTACTGCCTGTCGGCCCTCGTCGCCGTGTAGGCGTGGGCCACGTAGTCGACGCAGGGCCACATGTGCTGGGGTAGCTGCCGGCGCACCCAGTTCTCGTGGACGCCATTGGGCGCCACGACGAGCAGCCCGTCGACGTCGCGGCAGTCGGCGTGGCGGTAGCACGCCGTGTCGAGGATGGACTTGGTCTTGCCCGTCCTCATCTGCCAGAGGAGGGCGCGCGCCTCGTCGTCGCGGTGCCGCTCGAACTCGTCCTGCTGGTGCCGGTAGTTTGGGAGGCGGAATGGGAAGTCTGCCGCGCTCAAAACCGCAGCTCCGCCTGGCCGACTGGGGCTGCCCTGCGCTGCCACGTGATCCCCTTGCGTGCGGCCCACGACAACACGTGGTGGAGTCCTTTTCCTACCGCCCACGCGAATGATGGCGTTGCTGAGGTCACCTTGCCCCTCGACACGGTCACCCTCGCGAGGGTGTGGGCGCTCTCCGTCTTGCTGAACACGTACTCCATCATCCACCTCAACCAACGTATGCGAGGCGGAATGGCGCGACGGCCATGGTGGCGTAGAGCACGCCTCCGTCGATGCAGGCCAGCACGAGGCCGAGGGCCAGGTCCGACGGCTGGTGCGTAAAGCGGAAGTACCCGAGCAGCAGGGCACCGGCCAGGAGGCCGATGGCGCCGGCGGCGGCGAGCAGCGCGAAGAATCCAATGATTGAGACTGCCATGACTACCTCCATTATTTTTTGTACCTGTATCCGGACCAGCCCTCTGCCGTGACCGGGCACCCCTCGGCCCAATCCGGCAGCGCGGCCATCAGGTTCTCGAACTCCCTCACATCCCCGCAGCCCTCGTCGGCCTCGGCCAGCAGCTCGTCGTGCACCGACAGGATGACGTCGTAGGTTCCGCCCTCGTGGCAGCGCAGCATCGCCTCCGCCATCAGGTCTCGGGCCACGGCCTGGGTGATGTTCTCGACAAGCATACCCCCGTAAGTGTCCTGGCGACGCCACTTCTTGCTGTAGGGGTCGACGCCCATGTAGGTCAGCGCGTCCTTCTGCGCACCCCACGGGGTCGGCTTCTTGACCACCATCGGGTCAGCGTAGCCGAGCAGGCGGCCCGACGGGAGCTTGCAGTGCAGGAAGCCGTCGACGACACGCCAGTACACTCGGCCGCAGCGGACCGTCCTCCCCGGGTTCTTCACCGCGTCGATGGCGGCGGCCTCCTGGTTCCACCACATCTCCTTGACCCGCCAGAAGCGGTCGCGGTACTTCTGCACGATCAGCTGGGCGAAGTCGAGCTCCAGGAAGATGCCCGCCTTGTCCGCGCAGGTGTCCATGAACTTCGGCGCGCCCATCTGGTAGCCCAGGCCGAGCACCGCCTGCTTGCCCATCTGCCGCTCGTCCAGGTCGACGCCCTTGACGATCTTGCGGCCGTAGATGTCGGAGGCCATGGCGCAGTAGATGCACTCGCCCCGCCGGAAGATGTCGAGGGCGGCCTCGTCCTCGGCCAGCCAGAAGACCACGCGGGCCTCGATGGCCGCGTAGTCGGCGACGAACAGCTTGCGGCCCTTCGAGGGGACGATGAGGCCGCGGAGGGCGTGCGAGAGCACCTCCATGACGTCGTCGTACAGCATCGTGATGAGCTCGAGGTCGCGGGTCTTGATGATCTCCCACGCCAGCTCCATGTTCTTGATCGTGCCGCGGGGGAAGTTGTGAGGCTGCAGTCCCGCGCCGGACCACCGGCCGGTGCCGGCTCCGTGGTAGAGCAGCCCGCCGTGTATCCTCCAGGTGGCCGGGTCAGCCCAGTCCAGGGCCGCCAGGTACTTCGCGGTGCTCGACCTGCCGAGCGACCGGACGAGCTGCAGGGCGCGGTAGACCTTCGGCGGGAGGTCCTGCCGCTTGAGGTGCTCGTCGAGCGTGCCGCCCTGCGTGTTCTCCAGCGGCAGGCCGTTGTCCTCGAACCAGTCCACCATCTTCGCGCGCTGGGTCGCCTTCTGGACGCGCCCGTCGGTGATCTCGACGAGCTCGGCATTCAGCTCGGAGTAGATGGCGTCGATGATGTCCAGCGCTACCTTGACCGCGTCGCCATCCACCTGGAAGCCGCGCTGGTTGATGCCCTGGTCCATCAGGTAGATGCGGGTCTCCTTTTCGGTCAGGTCCCGCAGGCGGTTGGACAGGCCCTCCTCCGCCAACACGTCCAGGCGGCAGTAGTCGCACAGGCGGCGGTGGAGCTCGGCCGACTCGTGCCAGTACAGTGGCAGCTGGTGGACCTCGCGGAAGAAGCCGCCCGCGCCGTCGGAGTAGGTCGCCACCACCTCGCTGCCGGACGGCGTCGACGCGACCGACAGCTTGACGGCCTTGGCGGCCTTCTTGTCGAGGCAGGATATGGCGTGGGAGTTGGCGGCCAGCCACTCGCGGACCTCGGCGACCTTGGGCTTGCGGGGCTTGGCCATCTTCTTCATGACCTTCGCGCCCTCGGTGTCCTTCTTGACGGGCAGCCTCAGCGCGAGCACGCCCTGCTCCAGCGACCTGGGCAGGCCGTACGTGGCGGCCTTGGCGGCGGAGCAGCGCCACTGCTCGTGGGGTATGTGGAAGAGGCCGTGGCGGGGGACCATGACGTTGGTCCAGATGCCACGCTCGAACCAGGCGTTGTGGGCCTCGCACAGGCCGCCGGAGGCGACCCAGCTGGCCAGCTCGGCCATCTCGGGGCAGTCGGCCTCGTCGATGCCCAGGTGGGGAAATGCCGGGTACCACTCGGCCGTACGGCCCTCCTCCCAGTACGGCAGGCGGAAGAGCAGGCACATCACCTGCGTGGTGGGGTCGAGCGAGTAGCGCCAGCTGCCGCAGTCCTTGATGGAACAGGCGGAGCGGGTCTCGAAGTCCATCGTCGCCTTGGGCGGGTTGATCCACACACGAGTCGCCTTCGGATCGGGCTGAGGCGCGCTGTAGGTCAGACGCTCTTCAGCCTCGCGGGCATGCTCCTTGGACCAACTGCCCATTACAGAGTAGGACTCGTTGGTTCCATGGTGAATGACGTCGACGAGCTCGCCATCGCGGTAAATGTGGTCTGTGGACAAGGCTAACCTCCTCGGGGTTGAGGAGACCATTCTACCCCGGCTCAGGCCCCGAAGTCATCCACCAGGATGAAACAGCGGACCAGCTCCGTCACCCTCTCGCAGGTGGCCGCATCCATCTCGGCGATGTGCGGGACGCGGCCCGGAGGCAGGCCCAGCAGGCCGCCGAGCCATGCGTAGACCTGGTCGCGCGTCATCCGCCGGCCCTGCCACAGCGGGTCGACCAGCCGGTGCAGGGTGCCTCTGGCGGAGCGGGTGGGCGCGTCTGCCATCAGGCCGAGCGGGAAGGCTGTGCCCTTGTGGCAGCCCACCGCTGCGCCGCAGCAGAGGCACCAGTACATTGCAGCCCAACCCACGTTCTGGCGGTACAGCGCACGGTTCTTTACCAGCACCACTGGGCCAGAGCAGGCGTCGCACGCCGAGGGCGGCTCGAGCCAGTCCTTGTACTGTCGCCTATGTGGGTCCTTCCCCTGGGGGAACTGGAACAGCTCCAGCATCTTCCTCTCCTCTCCTCATGATGGCCACGACGGCGTCCACGGCCTCGTTGCGGAGGCGCTGGCTGCCGTCAAGGCCCAGGTAGACCATGACCGCCCGCTGCATGGTGCGGGTGTCGATGCTGGCCCTCTTCATGCTCGTGTAGAGCGACTTCTTGGCGGCGTAGACGGGCGCTACCAGCAGCCTCTCGAGCCTCTCCAGCTCGATCAGCTGGCGGCCGACCGTCCACACCACGTCCTCGAGCTCGACGACCTCCTGGTGCGGGAGGAAGTCGGTCCCCGCCAGCTTGACGCCGGCGAAGTCGGCCCGAGCCTCCACGTCCCGCGTCGGCCAGACGCCGTCCGCGCAGAACGGGCAGGACCCCAGGATTGGAAGCCTGTGGTCCTCGCAGTAGGTGGGCTTCACGACGTTCACAGCACCACCACCTTCTTCTTGATCTCGCGGGCAGTGCTGGTCCTCCAGCACTGGAATAATGGGATGCGATCGTATTCCTCATAGATGATGGGCCGACCGATGGGAACGGCCTGCGAGGCACCCCTCAGCTGCTTCTGGACCTCGATGTCGCCATGCTCGCGGGCAATTTGCTCCAGCTCTCGAATCAACTGGCGTATGTTCACGCTGGCCTCCTTATCCCATCATGCCCGGGAACTCGCAGCCCTCGACGGCGTCTGCGTCCTCGTCGAGCTGGTTGGCAAACTGCTCCATGTCATCCCACTCGTCCTGGTCCTCGTCCGTCTCCTCGCGATGGGCCTCCAGCTGCTCCCGCACCCGGTCGGACGCCGCGCGCAGCACGGACGCGTAGTTGTTGGCGCGGATCGCACGGCTCGGCTCCCGCCGCTTGTCGGTCGGGTGCGCCTCACTGTAGGCGATCGCCAGGTCGGCGACGGCCTCGGGCACGTCCGGGCGGGAGAGGCTCTCCAGCGCACCGGCCGCCTCATCCAGTGTCTGAATGCGCTGGGTCTGGTTGAGGCCCTCCGGCGAGTTTTCGACGATCTCGCGGACCTCGGAGGCGAGCTCCTTGAGCGAGTCGTAGGCGTCGGTGACGCTGGACACCGTGCCCTTGTACTCCACGGACTTGTACGCTGGGCGCTTCTTGCGCGGGGCCTTGCTGGTGCTGGCTTCGTTCATGACTATCTCCTTCAGTTGGTTGGTCGGTGCTGCAGCTTCTGTGCCTCGGCGCCGACGGGCACCGACAGCGTGAATCCCTCCGCGGCCGCACGGCCGGCGCCGGCAGCGTGAGGGTCGTGCTTGGCCTTCGCCATCTTATCCCACTTCACCATGCCAGGGTAGCGCACGGCGACGAACCTGTCGACCGCCGCGTCCTCATCGGGGGACGGGACCAGCGCCTGTATGCTCCCGCTCACTGCCACGATCCACGCCTGGTAGAACGACGTGCGCGCCCCGCCGACGGACTTCTTCCAGGGGTGGTCCTGCAGGAACTTCTCCCACGAGGCCTGCAGGGCACGGGCGATGACGCGGTGGCTGTACTCGGCGAGCTTGACGCGCCCAGCTGGGCCGTAGTAGCTCACGTTGAGCCTGTTGGCGGACCCAGGGTTGGGCTTGAAGATGCTCCGCACGCCGAAGGCCTTGCAGATGACGTCGGCGAGGAAGGCCATGTACCGGCACTTCCCGAAGCCCTCGCGGGTCTTCACGGTCACCTCGTCCACCTCGGGCGCGAGCACCTCCTCGGCGGACACGCCGAGCTGCTCCATGAGCTTCTGTGCCTGCCTCAGGGCCGCAGCGGCTTCGTGTGGCTCCGGGCTCCTGCTCAGGGCGAGGCACTTCTTGATCTTGTCCATGCGCTTGGCGCGCTCCTCCCTCGTCATGCTCATGATTGGTCCCCGATCAGCTTGAGCACCTCGTCGCAGAAGCAGAGGGCCTTGTGCTCGGTGAGGCCCATCGCGTAGGCGAGGGCCATCAGCTCGGCGTAGACCAGGTCGCTGGCCGTCTGCAGGGCGCCGCTGAGGCCCTGCCCCTTGGGGCACACTGCCCCGATCGCACGGTACGCCTGCATCAGGCGGACCAGCCGTCCCATGCGTGAGGACCCGTCGCAGCCCGACTCCGTGTACGCCACTACCATGTCGTTGACGCTCATGTTCTGTAGGCTCATGCCAATGCTCCCAGTTGTTTTTCGGCGAGCCACACGGCGTCGCCGAGGTACCTGTGGCGTGTGTTCGCCACCTCCACGCGGGTGTCGCAGCAGTAGCACGCCCACCCGCCCTTATCCTTGAGGAACTGGTACCCCAGCCCCTCCAGCAGGGCCATCAGGCCCTTCGTCGTCACTTCATTCCCTCCAGCAGCGCGGCGACGGCGAACTTCCGCTCGTGGGAGCGGGGATCCCGCTGGTACACGATCCTGAGGCTGCCGTCCTTCCAGCGGCGTACGGCCGCGTGCAGCTCGCCCGTCTCGGTGTCATAGACCTCCGCCGCCTGCGCGCCGTAGTGGTCGATCTGCATGTGGAGCACGCAGGTCGCCACGGCCCTGTTGGCGTCGGAGCTGGAGTTGTTCCTGAGGGCCTCCAGCTTCGTGCCGTAGTAGGTCGTCCTAATGGTCCGCTCGGTCACGTCAGCCTCCCGTCTTCATGTAGCGACCGTCATCCTGCAGGTCGTAACGCTGGCCGACGCCGACGCCGAGGCGGCCATTATGACGGATCCAGCACTTCTCGTCGAGGTTGCCCCAGCGTGTTGCCCCGGGCCAGCTCACTCCCACCACGGCGTCGTAGAAGCGGGTGCCGATCGGCGCCCCGCAGCAGTCGCAGCGTAGTGGCTTCGGCGACGTCCAGTACACGGCGCAGCTCATGGCTGCACCGCCGAGGCGAAGGACCGGGCGAGGTGGGCCATGCGGAGCTCCGCCTTCACCAGCTCCGACAGGATGTCACCCCAGTTGTTGGTGCTCATGACCCAGCGCGGCATGAACGGGTCGACGTGGCCGATCTCGAGGCCGAACCGCTGGCGAAGCTTCGCCTCGCCCCAGCTCCTCGGCCGCTCCTCCGGGTTGTAGCGGCGGCTATCCGCAGGGGAGGCGTAGTCGATCCACAGCAGCACCTCAGCGAAGGGCGCGCCGCCGACGCCGGCGATGGCCTTGAGGTCGGCCAGCGGCTCGGTGTGGTAGACCTTGCGGAAGCAGGGCACGCGGGCGCTGCGGTCGGAGTGGTCGACGAACCCCTTCGGCGGGGTGACGTCGAGCACGAAGTCGGGGAACTCTATCTTGTGGCTGCGCATGGCATCCTCCTCAGAACAGTGATGACTCAAAAATCAGGTACACGGTGTTGCCCGCGCCCTCGGCACGGTGGACGACGAGACCGTTGGCGGCGACGTCGGTTACCCACGTCAGAGTGCGGACGCGGTCCTCGCCCCCTGCAGCCATCTCAAAGGTCTTGGCAGCATGCTGGGCCCGATAGAGGGCCGTGAATAGTGGGTTGCACGTGACGTCGTCCACCACTGATGGGGCCCACGTATCGGGGTTGAAGACTACGAGCTGGTATATGGTGGTCATGTCAGTTCTCCTTGTCAATCGTTCAGCTCGGTCTCGAGGAGGCGGTACTCGACCCCGCTCTCTACGTCGCGGTGGCGGTAGTACACGGTCGGGAAGTCGTCTCCCTCCTCCACGCGCTCGAGCTCTGCGTCGGTGGCGGCGGGGAGGTCCATGTCCGTGCGGTGCTCGTTGACCTGCCGCAGGACCCCAGCCTTGCCGCCCTCGATGCTGGCGAACAGCTGGTTGCCGTCGAGCAGGTCGTCGAGCTCGAGGTCGACGGGGTCACAGTAGACGAATGCCACCAATTGGTAGACTTTCATGTCACTTCTCCTCAATCTCGTGGAAGCCCATGCGGGCCATCATAGCGGTGTTGCCGAAGAGGGTCCGGAGCACCGCACCACCGGTTGGGGTCTGCCCGAAGGATGGGCGACCGCGCTCCATCAGGATCTCCACCACCTTGTACTCTCGCCACCAATGATCGCCGCTGCCGTCGAACTCGACGAGGGCCTCGACGTGGTGGACGCCGGGCACGCCGTTCTCGTGGTACTGGTGGTTCGTCACGTGCCTCATCTGCTTCTTCATCTCAGCTCTCCTCGGTGTAGAACAGGCTCTTCTTGGCCTCATCCCACGAGGCATTCCACAGCGCCACGGCAGCATCGTCGTCGGCGTCGAAGCCACGGTCGTCCATGACCCCAAGATTCACCATCGCCTCGTACATGGCCATGTTGGAGTCGACGTAGTCGCCCGTGTGGCAGATGCCCGCGTCGGTCTCGGCCCTCGTCAGCTCGACAATCTTCGCCATCAGGTCGTCACGAATCCATGCGCGGAGGATGCGGGAGAACTCCCTCGCAATCTCCTCCTTCGGGACGTTCAGGTTCTTGACGGTCATTTTCGCGCTCCCAGTTGTGTAGTTGATGGGATGATTATGGCGGGAATTTTCCGCCATGGGAGCCCCCTGATGGAGAAAAGATGGGGAAAATTGTAACGGACGATGGGTGTTGCTTCCGGGAAATAAAAAGAGGGACCCCGAAGGGCCCCTCATTACATATATGCCGTCGCAGACTGCGGATTACTTCATGAAGTCCGCGTCGCCTTCGTCGCTGGTCTCGAAGGAGTCGTCCACCGCGTCGAAGTCGTTCTCGGCGGCGGTGCGGCCCGAGAAGGCCACGCCGTCGCGCAGCTTCTGGATGTTCTGCAGGCCGAAGGCGACGCCCACGTTGCCGGCCTTGTCGTAGCCGTAGGCCGTGATGGTGGCGCGGGCGTAGTGGCCGGAGACGAAGTCGGCCTCGTTCAGGATGCGCTGGAGCTTGGAGTCGACGATGCCCGGCTGCATCTTGCTGGTGCAAGCGGCGAAGAGCATGCCCTCGTAGCCGTCCAGCTCAGGCTTCTCGGCGCCCTTGCGGAACGGATTCTTCAGCGGCTTCTCGCTGCCCTTCATCTGGAACCAGCCCTTGCCGTCGGACTCGATCTTGTCGCCGAACTTCTCCTTGGCGGCGGCGCGCGCCAGCTCGACCATCCCCTTGAAGGCCTCGGTCGCTCGGGCCTTCTCGTCGAACAGCATGGTCACGCCGTACTTGGGGGTCTTGTCCTGGGCGTCCTTCATCGGCTCCTGGGGCTGGAAGGCGTAGAGGAAGCTGCAGCGGAATTCTGGGGTGGTGACCTTGCGGATGTTCTTGCTGGATGTTGCCATGGTGTTTCTCCTAGGTTTGCTTGCGGTTGGGTGCTTTGCCCGAGTGAGCTCGGGAACAGTCAGTTTACTCGGCCGGGGCCGGATCGTACGCCAGCCCCGGGTACTGCCTCAGTCCTCGTCGGTGAAGCGGCCGGTGACCATCGAGCGCATGCCGATGCTCATGTGGTTGCCCTGCGCCGCCAGGACGTTGTCTGCCAGCTCGTTGGCCTTCTCCTTCGTGATGTGCCCGGCGAGCAGGGCGCGCTCCAGGCGACGGCGCCAGGCCGTCATCATCGCCGCCTCGGTCCGCGTCTCCCACTGCGCGATGCAGCCCTCTGGACGGTCGTAGAACGGGCCCGTCATCTCTGCGATGACGTGCTGATACGCCTGGCCGTCGATGTGCACGATGAAGGGCGTGACACCGTCGCGGGAGTTCCAGATCTTCTTCTCGAACGCGCCGCCCTCGGTGCGGTAGGTCATCAGCATGAAGGCCTCCCGGTGCTGGTGGGTCACCCGCACCTGGTGGACTCGTGCCTTCGCCACCATCTCCATGGCCTTGCGGTCGGCGTCGGCCAGCAGCTCGTCCTTCTCCTGCAGCAGCTTCAGCAGCCGCTCGGTCGGCATCAGGGAGTACACGGCCTCGCCACCGAAGACGTGCCCCACTGGGTCCTTCTTGCTCTCGGCGGCGATGTCGGCGAGGCGGTTCATGGCCGCCGCCAGGTCCAGCTTGGCCGGGGCATGGGCACGCAGTGCTCGCTGGCCCTCGTTCGCCACGTCCCTGTCGCGGTCGTAGCCGTCGTCCTTACTGTTGCTCATGGCTGGCCTCCTCGACCTGGGTGGTGGACAGGCGGCGGACGCGGCGCTCCAGCATCTGTGCCATCTGCGTGTGGTACTCCGCCAGCTTCAGCTGCTCCAGGTGGTCGCGGCGGGCCCGGTCCAGCTCCTGGGCCACCAGGACGCCGAGCGGCGGTGGGGCCGGCTCCTGCTGCTCGGGCATCATCAGGAAGCCGCCCAGCTTGTACAGGATTTTCCATAGGTTCATTGCTTGCTCCTTCAGTCTTCCCCGACGGCGTCGAAGTCGGCGGCCGCGAGGGTGGTTGGGGCGACCGCCTCGCGCGGATCGCTCATTGGGGCGACGGTGATGCCGCCCAGGGGCTTGTCGGTCACCGTGGCCACGATGGCCTTCAGCGCGCCGACGGGCGCCTTGACCTTCTGCTCCTTCAGGCTCTCGATCAGGGCCGCAGGGCGGAGGGACTCGATGTCAGTGATGCCCTTCATCTTCGGCGGGTGGAACAGCATCTCGCGGGGGTAGCCGCGCTCCACCAGCACATCGGCAGCGCCCTCGATGAACACGCGGTTCGCGCGCTTCCTGACCAGCTTGTGGCCGAACCCGGTGCCATCCTCGGACTGCTGCAGGCGCCGCAGCACCTCACCGTTGACCGCCTTGCAGAAGATGTCGAGCATCGGGACCGCGGCCATGGCCTGCGTCAGCCGGTCGTCCGGCGTGCCGTCGTCGATGACCTCCAGCATTGGCTCGCCGTCGACGAAGTCCAGCTTGGCCTGCGTGTAGGCCTCGTCCATCAGCGCTGGGCACGGGATGCCCGCGTTGGGGCAGAACTGGCAGTGTGTGCCAGCGCGGAGGAGCCCCTCCTTGTGGAGGAAGATCGCCACCTGCCCGTGGTGCCCGCCGCGCAGTCCCGCCCTCTCCACCGCCGCCGTCGCCTCGTCGGCCCTGTCGGACGCGGCCCCCAGCCACTTCTGGAACTCCAGCAGCTCAGCCTTGTTGGTGTGGTAGGTGCGCACGCCGCCGTCGGCGTGGCGCGCCCTCGGCTGGATGATGGTCAGGTCCAGCGTCTCGAAGGCCCAGTCCACCTCCTTGGCGAGGCCGAGGCCGTAGTACATCAGCTGGGGGTTGCCGCGCATCGTCCGGCTCGGGTCGACGCCGCCGGGTCCCGTGGCCTTCTCGAAGCCCGCCACCACCCAGTTGCCCTCCTCAGCGACCTCGACGACGACGCCCTGACCGTGCTTGTAGTCCTTGACGGACATGTGCTCGAACAGCTGGAACACCGTGGCGTCGCCCGTGCCGAACATCTCGGGGCGCACCCAGGACAGGTCGAAGCGGCGCTCCACCATCAGCTCGGCGTCCGGCCGCAGCTCCATCTCCTCGCGGACGGCCGAGACGTAGACCTGCACTGCCTCGGCCATGTTGGCATCGACGGGGAAGGCCTCCCAGCCCTGGGCCTCCCACATCTTCGCATCTTCCTCCTCGCCAGCATCTGGGCTCGGTGTAGCTACGTGGGCATCATCGTCCTCGTCCAAGTAGACGATGCCGCCGACCAGGTCTAGAGGCCACTCGCCTGAGCGGAGGCAGCGCTCACCCAGGGCGTGGGCGGCCGTGCCCAGCCTGGCCGCCGCGGACGACTCGTTGGGCCTGCCCTCGGACAGCACGAGGCTGCCGGGGCAGTTCGCCCAGCGCTTGCAGCCGGACGCGTTCTTCCTTGCGTGGGCTCCCATCACTTCGCCCCGCCGAGCAGGCGCTCGGTCGCCTGCTCCACCGTCAGGTAGTCACGGGACTTGCGCTGCTGCAGCTGGCCGCGCTCGTTGGTGAAGAACTTGCGGGCGTGGCGGATCTCCTGGCGGTCCGAGGAGAACGGGTACTTCCTATCGCCCTTGCGGCGGATGCGGCCGGTCGACTCGAAGGAGCGCATCGTGCGGGTCAGCTGCTGTGGCAGGGCACCGAAGGCGATCGCCAGGGCCGACAGGCCTTTGGCGAGGCGGGCGCTGACGCCGGAGGTGAGGCGGACGCCGTCGACGACTACTTTAGGCTTTTGCTCTTCCATGGTGGTCCTCCCTTATACCTTGCAGGCGGCGATGAAGTCGACGCGCTTGTCCTCGGGCAGCTCGCTGACCGCCTTGGCCTTGAAGTCGTTCAGCAGCTTCATGGCCGCCGGGTTACCCTGGGTCTGGGCGTATGCCTTCAGGGCGGCGCGGACGTCGTCGACCGAGGGAGGCTTCGGCGCGTCGGCCGGCTTCTCGTCGCCCATCATGGCGGCGAGGGCGTCGGCCTCCTCCTTGTCCTTGGCGGCCTTGGCGGCCTCAGCGTCCTTGGCAGCCTTGGCGGCGTCGGCCTTGGCCTGTGCCTCGGCCACCGCGGCGGCAGCTGCCTCCTTGCGCTTCGCCTCGGCAGCGTCCTTCGCGGCCTTGCCGGCCGCCTGGCTGGCCTTGGCGGAGTCCTGGGCGATCTTGTCGGCCTCCTCGCGGGTGGATGTGGTGTCGACGGCCACCGTCGTCACGGTGTGGGACAGCTCGCCGACCCGCTCGGTCACCGAGGCGCCGGACAGGCCCAGCTGGCCGAGGTGCTTGGCGATCAGCTCCAGTGCCGTGGCGCTGCGCAGCTGGGCCTCGAGGGAGGCCTTCATGTATTCGTCCATGCTCATCGTGTTGCTCCTTGTGTTGTGCTTCGTGGTTGAGGAGTTGTCACTGTACCCGACCCGACCGGGGAGCGGAACCACCGAGAGGCCCCGGCCCGAGCAACGACGGCGCCCCGACCGTCGTAGCACCTCGCGGTACGCCGTGGTGGTTCCTGCCCCGCGAGGTGCCGCGGTACAGTCTAAGTCCCGGTCTCGAACGGACCGAGGACGAACAACCAACCGGAGCATATACGACATGGCATTTACAGAGCAGATGAGCCTGCGGGTCTCGAAGGAGCAGCGAGCATACATTAAGGAGCAGCTCGACGCGGTCCGCAGCGGCGGTCCCGTGGGCTCGGTGAAGGAGGCCGACATCGTGAGGGCCATCATCGAGAGGGCCCGCGCGACCGGCCTCCAGCTGCGCCCGACCGGAGCCGACGAGTGAGCCACGCCGTCCGAACATATGACATGGAGGCGTACGTCTCCGCCGGCCTGCAGCTGATCCCGCTGCACCGCTGGAACCACGTCGACGACCGCGGCCGACAGCGGGGCAAGTCTCCCCGCGACGGCGCGTGGCAGGCGAAGACCTACGACAGCCGCGCCGTGATGGCGTCCGCCGAGGCCGGCGGCTACAACGTGGGGGTGAGGCTGCCCCCCACCGTCATGGTGCTCGACGTCGACCCGCGCAACTTCCCCGAGGGACGGAACGTGCTGGCCGAGCTCGTCGCCGCCCTGAGGCTGGACCTGTCGGTCTGCCCGCACACGGTGACGGGATCCGGCGGCGACCACTTCTGGTTCAGCAAGCCGGCCGACGTGACGCTGCTCGACTCGCTGGAGGACTACCCCGGCATCGAGTTCAAGTCCATGGGCCGGCAGGTCGTGGCGGCCGGCTCGGTCCACCCGTCCGGCGCCCACTACGTGTGGGACGACCTCGCGCCCTTCCTGCACGAGATGCCGGACCTGCCGGACCAGATGATGCGGCTGATACGCCGGCCGACCAGGGCGCACGGTGAGGCGGCCGGCCTCGGCGAGCTGACCCCCACGATGCTGGCGGAGACGCTGGAGCAGCTCGACGCCGAGGACTTCTCCTCGCACGACGACTGGCTCAACCTGATGATGGCGTGCCACCACGCCACGGCCGGCGAGGGCAGGCAGGAGTGGATCGAGTGGTGCACGAGGGACCCGGACTACGCCGACGACGGCTGGATCATCGGGCGGAGGTGGGACTCGCTGCACACGGCCACCGGCTCGCGGCCCGTCACCGTGAAGTACCTGCACAAGGTGGTGCAGGAGCACGGCGGCGAGGTGGCCCGCACGGAGCCGGAGGACGACTTCGACGAGTGGGAGCCCGACGAGGACGAGGGCGCCGGCGTCGACGACGCGAGGCTGCGCGAGGCCCCGACTGACAGGCTCACCGTGGTGGAGGAGCTGAACGACCGGCACTGCGTGGTGTTCGAGGGCGGCAAGTTCAGGATCTTCACGGAGGAGATGGACCCGGTGCTGAAGCGGCCGTTCTTCCAGCGTTCTAGCAAGGAGGACTTCGAGAACCTCTACTGCAACCAGCTGGTGGAGCTGGGCGACAAGCTGGTCACCAAGTCCAGCATGTGGCTGCGCAGCGCGACGAGGCGCCAGTACAAGGGGGTCCTGTTCGACCCCGAGCGTGACCACGATGGCTGGCTCAACCTCTGGCGCGGCTGGTCGGTGCAGCCGAAGCAGGGCGACTGGTCGCTGCTGCAGCAGCTGATCCTGGATGTGCTGGTGGCCGGCCGCAGGGACCACTACGAGTACGTGCTCAACTGGATGGCCTACATGTTCCAGCACCCAGGCCGGGCGGCCGAGGTCGCGATGTGCTTCCGCGGAGAGAAGGGCACAGGTAAGGGCACCCTGGGTCGCGCGCTCTCGGACCTGGCCGGCGGCAGCGGGCTCAACATCAGCTCGCCGGAGCACCTCGTCGGCCGGTTCAACTCACACCTGCAGAACTGCGTGCTGCTGTTCGCCGACGAGGCCTTCTGGGCAGGCGACAAGAGCGGCGAGGCGAAGCTGAAGCAGCTGGTCACCGAGCCGACCATCGCCTACGAGGGCAAGGGCCGCGACGCGACGATGGGCAAGAACCTCATCCACATCGTGATGGCGGCCAACGGCGACTGGGTCGTGCCGGCTGGCCTCGACGGCGAGCGCCGCTTTGCCGTGTTCGAGGTGACGAGCGCTAGGGCGGGAGACCACGCGTTCTTCGAGAGGCTGAACCGGCAGCTATACAAGGAGGGCGGGCTGGCTGCGATGCTGTTCGACATGCTCACGAGGGACCTCGGCCGGTGGACGCCGAGGGACGACGTGCCCGTGACGGACGCGCTCGTCAAGCAGAAGGTGATGAGCATGGACGACGTCGAGCGGTGGTGGTACCTGAAGCTGCTCGACGGCATGCTGCCGAACGCGGGCGAGTGGACGATGGACGGGAGCTGCACAGTCATCAAGGAGATGCTGAGGGCAGACTACGTGGACTTCGCCAAGGAGCAGCGGTCGTACCGGCCAGCCGATCCGGTCGCCTTCGGCATGCGGCTCGGCAAGCTGATCGCCTTCAAGAACACGCAGGTGAAGCCACCAGATGACATGTATGGTATCAGGGTGGATGCGGGGGGTCGGGCCGGTGCGTACATCCTCCCGGGGCTGCGTGCGGCCAGGGGGGCCTTCGAGGTGAAGATGGGCGCCAAGCTGGACTGGCCCGAGCAGGGCTAGGAGGGGCCGTCTGAGGCCGCTGAGGCTTCAAAAACTGAGGTCCAGCGACTGGAAGCCTTGCGCCGCAAGGCCTGCAGGACTTTCCGCCGCATCTGGACCTTGGCACTGTGTGTTGTACCAGGAAATAACCGAACGCACCGACACCGACCCGAGTGTACTACGAGACAACATTCTTTGTAGTACGTTTCGGGACGGTGAAAACCAGGTTCAGAAGGTTCAGACCCTTAGATTTATGCTGTAAGTTATTGTTTTTATTTATTATTTTTATCTAAACCTTTAATAATAAAGGTTAAGATAGGTATAGATAATATAGACTTTTTGAGTAAAAATAGATGATGAGGGGGCTTGGTTTACTGGGCCGACTCGAACGACTTGGAAAACTCGCATGGTGTGGCTACTATGAGGGCTCCCTGATCGGCGGGGACTGGTCTCGCGGTGGCCGAACGCGGGGTCGCCCGACGGGGCCCCTCGAGCTCCTCGCGGAAAAAACTCTCGAGCGGCGAGGGATGGGCCTCGTGCGCGCGGACACCCAGCATCCCCCTCGTTGGCATCCCGCCCCACCTCCGGCGGCGTACACTCGCACACATACCCAACCAACACATAGGAGAAGGACATGGACGCTAAGGAGCGGGCAGCCTCCGCCAAGGCGCGTGGCCCCATAAGGGAGCTGGAGCTCACCGAGGACGACCTGGAGGGCGTGACGCACATGCTGACCAGGCAGGCCCTGCACAAGAAGGTCCACTTCCTCAGGGCCTTCGCTCAGAGGGGCATCATCCTCGACGGGTGCGAGGCCGCAGGGGTATCGCGGGGGGCCATCAGCGTCTGGCGCGCCGACGACGAGTGGTTCGACGAGCTGTTCCTGGCCGCCATGGACGAGTCGGCCGACGTACTGGAGAGGGAGGCTTTCCGTCGCGCCGTCACGGGCATCGACGAGCCGGTCATCTACAGGGGCCTGCCCACCATGGTGCAGGACGCGAACACCGGCGAGCAGCGCAACCTGACCGTCAAGCGGTACTCCGACCAGCTCCTGACGGTCATGCTCAAGGCGCGCAAGCCGGACACCTACCGAGAGAACGTGAGCGCCAAGGTGGAGCACACGGGCCAGACCGGCGTGCTCATCGTGCCTGGCCCGATCGATGCCAAGACCTGGGCAGAGCAGGCGGCGGCTCAGCAGGCCAAGTTCGCGGGCAACACCGGGGACGATTCCGGGGCATGATCTTCCGAACGCCCCGGGGCTGTCCTGGGGCACCAACCGGGAGATCCAACCATGTCCGCCACAATGAGGGCCAAGCTGGCCATCAATCGCATCGAGCAGCACGCCTCCTCCGAGACTATCCACTTCAGCGCCGTGTCCAAGAGCACGGCCTACCCCGCTGATGGCAGCGACGAGGACAACACCTTCGCCAAGTTCTCGCCCTCCGCCTCCCTGTCGATCCAGATCACCAACCCCGCGCTGGTCGGCAAGTTCCAGGTGGGCGAGAAGTATTACGTCGACTTCACCCCAGTGGGCTGAGCGATGGCGATCGAGAGAATGGGCACCGAGCAGGAGCACTGCACTGACCCCCTCGATCGCGCCGGCCAGCAGGCTGAGGCGCTGAACGAGGAGGCCCAGTACCTACACAGGCAGCGGGCGAGGGCCAGCAACATCCTGCCGGATCCCGATCCAGCCGGCGCGTGCGTCGACTGCGAGGAGCCGGTGGAGGAGCAGCGGGTCGCCCTCGGCCTCGGCCGCTGCATCGACTGCGCCCGCAAGTTCGAGGCCCTGCAGCGGAACAGGGGGCCACGATGAGCACCGTGTCAGTGCACAGCGACGTCCTCACCGTCACATTCCACCGCCGTCCCTGGGCCGTCCCGCTGCTGTACGCGATGGGCCTCTGGAGCCTGGCCACCAGGACGGACTTCCCGTCAGACCTCTACGTCCGGCTCGCCTGGCGCATCCACCCCAGGTGGCGTGGGCCGACCAGGTGGGGCCGCCTGGCGTGGCGGGCCTGGGGGAGGCGCGCCTCGGTCAACGCCCTCACGGCCCAGTACGAGGCCGTCTGGCGCGTCTGGAGCCGCCAGCCCTTCCGCCTATCCTGGGAGAGTGACCAGGAGGCCACCACGGCCCGCTGGTGCCAGGGCGAGATGGGACGGCTGCGCGGCGAGATGGTTAACGTGCTGACCAGCAGGGAGCCAGTAGAGTGGCGGCCCTGAACGGCAGGCTGCCCGGCGTGGCGGAGAGGCTCGACTGCAGGACGGAGCGGGTCCCGTTCTGTACGAGCTGGCTGTGGACCGGCGAGCTGAACCGGAACGACTACGGGCGGCTCTCAGTCATGGGCGAGAGGCTGATGGCCCACAGGCTGTCGTACGAGAGGCACGTCGGGCCCATACCCGAGGGCCTCATCCTGGACCACACCTGCAGGGTGAGGTCGTGCATCAACCCAGCACACCTGGAGCCGGTCACGGTCCAGGTCAACACCCTGCGCGGCGAGGCGCTGCTCTTCGGCAGGGACCGGTCACCGATTGGAGGACAGCTATGGAAGTGATAGAGGGAAAGTTCGGGCAGCCGCCCAAGCCGGAGGGTGTCAAGCGGGAGGCCGCGGCAGAGCTGAGGGCCATCGCGGACAGGATCGAGAGGGGCGAGCTAGAGTCCCTGCTGGTGACGTACTGCGATGGCAGCCAGTACCGGATGTACTCGCCCAACTCCAACGTCGACACGCTCACGCTGGCCAGCCTGGCCCAGTCGAGCGCGGTGGACGCCTTCAGGGGCGTATCGTGACGGTCGAGGTGAGGGAGGGCAACGGCCCATTCGGCGGGTGGCTCGCGACGAGCGAGCCAGACCAGTGGGGCTTCTTCCACACGGTGCCGCTGGACGACCTGCGGAGCCACGAGCTCGGCGACGACTGCCCCTGCGGCGCGGAGCGGGACCCGCAGGCGGCCAACCACATGATCCACCGCTCCTACGACGGTCGCGAGGACTTCGAGGACGGCACGCGCAAGGTATCGTGAACATGCTGGCGTAAATCGCCGGCATTTTGCATATGATGGACCTACTGTCACATTTGATGGGAGACAACGAGATGAAGACCACGGTAGCAGTGCTCGCAGCCATCGCCCTGGCCGGCTGCGCGGCACCTCAGCAGATAGTCGACACCAAGGGCGTCGACATGGCCCGCTACGACCTCGACGTGAGGGAGTGCGAGGCCTACGCCGGCCAGGTCGACGTGGGCGGCACGGCACTCGCCGGAGCCGGCGGCGGCGCGCTGCTCGGCGCGGTGCTGGGCGCCGTAGTCGACGGCGGCCGCGGTGCCGCCTTCGGCGCGAAGGTCGGCGCGGTCCAGGGCGGAGCTGGCGGCGCAGCGACCGGCTTCCAGGCGCGGAGGCAGGTCGCCCGCGAGTGCCTCCGAGGCAGGGGATACCGCGTCCTCCTGTAGCCAGCTCCCGAAGTACGGCGGGGTCCGAACCCCGCCCGTCCGTGGCACGATGCTCTCACCTCAACAAAAGGGAGCATCCCGTGAAGACCACAAAACTCTTCCTCAAGGCCCTCGGCTCGCTGCTGCTGGACGCAGCCAGGGCCATCTTCTGGGCCACAGCCATCCTCATCGTAGTCGCCGGAGCCTTCAAGCTGGTAGACCGTGCAGCCATCGATGGGGCCCTCTACTTCATCCTGGCCATGCCAATCGTCATCGGCCTGCTGCTGGTCGGCGTCGCTGTCTACGTCCGCATGGAGACCATCAGGGACCGCGAGCGCCGCGCCGAGCTGGAGCGCGAGGCCAAGCGGTGTGCCACGCCGGCTGATCCGAAGGCCTACCTGCCGCAGCACCTCCGCGCCGAGCCGGTCATCTTCCAGCGCGGCGAGAAGCAGGTCTTCCCGCTCGAGGAGAGGCGCCCATCATGAGCGACTTCGACTTCGCCTACAGGGGCCAGCCCCTCACGACCCGCTACGTCCGGCCCGATGGCACGCCACGGGACATCATACTTGGGCCCCACGCGGCTCGGATAGAACTGCGCCGGTACGTCAACGACAGCTACCGCCTGACCTATGTCTCGCCTACCAAGCGCTGCTCAGTCAAGCTGGACAGTTACCAGGGCGCCCGAGTGCGCAAATGGATGGAGGTCAACGGCGTCGGCGAGCTCATCACCGAGTACCCCACGCACATCAAGCGCATCGCCCTCGAGGCCCCGGCGCCTCAGCCAGCCAAGCTCCGCTACGTCGCGGAGTCGACGCCGGGAGTCCCAGGCCCCAGCTCGCTGCGAACGGGGGCATCGCCCGCCCCGTCCTGGGGCCAGAATATCAACTCAGACAAACAACATCCCGAAGGAGGGAACGACATGAGCAACCAACGACACCTGCTGAACCTGCTGCAGGAGAACATGACGACCTGCGTGGTCCACTTCATCGACCAGCCGACGCGCGAGCCGGGCTACACTTACAAGGTCCACAAGGACTGGAAGGTCGAGGCGGGCGACCACCTGGTGGTGGACAGCCCGAAGAGCGGCCTCACTGTCGTAAAGGTTCAGTCCGTCGACAAGGCCCCGCGCATCGACACCGACGCGTCCTTTACCTACAAGTGGGCACTGCAGAAGGTCGACCGCGCCTTCTACGATCGCCAGGTGGAGAAGGAGCGCCTCTTCCTCGAGCAGCTGGCCGAGGTCGACGTGATCCACAAGCGCGAGGCCATGATGGAGAAGGCCACCAAGGCCCTGGGCGAGGGCACGCCGGCACGCGCCGCCTTCGACGCGGCCGTCCAGCAGCTGTCCGCCGAGTGATCGACGGGCTTTGATAATGACGGGGAGCTTCGGCTCCCCTCTTCACAGGAGAATTGATCATGAAGAAGAAGGATATTCTGCGGGGCGCAGTCGACGGCGAGCTGATGGTGATAATTGCCATGGTGCTGGGCCTGGTGGTGCTGATCGCGGTAGTGGGCATGGCAGCCCTCGAGGACGGCAAGCGCTGGAAGCAGTTCAAGGTCGACCACGCGTGCAAGGTGGTGGCGAAGAAGGAGGGGCAGTACGTCTCGGGCGGTAATGGTGGCGGGTACATCTCGGCCCAGACCGGCTGGCTCTGCGACGACGGCGTGACCTACTTCAAGGAGGACTGACATGGCCAAGGTACAGACGCTGGAGGAGATCCGCGAGGCCAAGCATAAGCTGGAGCACGAGCTGGCGGAGTCGATCGCCATGACCCTCGCACAGTTCAAGGAGCATGCGGGGCTCGACGCCCAGGGGATCGACGTGCAGTTCGAGGCGAGGGCCACCCTCGGGAAGATGGGCTACAGCTACCGTCTGTCCCGCGTGCGGGTCGACCTGGGGAGCATCTGACATGGACGGACTACCAGCCTTCGGCGGCCCATTCGACGGGCAGCTCATCCACAGCAACTGGCCCATCGTCGCCCTGGAGGACCCGGCCCCAAGCGACCCACGCGGCCTGAAGGTCCTGGAGTACCAGAGGCACGAGATCACCTACGACGGCCGCTCCTTCTTCTACTACGTCCGCATGGGCGATCCCATTCCACCATTCACCGGGGTGCTGCGCGCCCTCGGCCTCTCAACTGCTGGAGCATCCTAATGAAGAGCATCATCCTCAGCGACCTCGACGGGACGCTCGCCAACCTCCACCACCGCCGCCACCTGGTAGAGCGCCCACGCATGCCAGGCATCGGCGTCCTCGAGACGTCCGCGCAGATCGCAGCTCGCATGGCCTGGAAGCCTGACTGGGACACCTTCCACGAGCAGTGTGTCTTCGACACGCCGAAGCAGAGGGTCATCGACACGGTGATGGCCCTCAAGAAGGCGATCGGCGCCGAGCTGTGGGTCGTCTCCGGGCGCAGCAGCGCTGTGCTGGAGCAGTCCAAGGCATGGCTGCAGGCCAACGGCGTCGACTACGAGAAGATCGTCATGCGCCCCGAGAGCCTCTACACGCCGGACGACAAGCTGAAGGAGGAGTGGCTGCTCGGCAAGTTCGACGGCGACCACCTCGTGCGCCCGCCAGTTATTCCCATCAAGCGCGTGCACTCGGTCTTCGACGACCGCGACCGCGTGGTGGCCATGTGGCGTCGCCACGGCCTGACCTGCTTCCAGGTCGCTCCGGGAGCGTTCTGATGAGCTACCACGAAGACTACCTGGTGAGCCAGGCGAAGCGCGTGACCGAGCGCGTCGAGAGCCTGTACAAGGCCTACAAGAACGGCCTGGGCGATGGGGTCGCCCGCGAGATCGGCGAGCTGACCGTCGAGGTCGACATGCCCCGCCCGGGCATGCTCGGGCGGAGCATGGCGGTGGGCAATCCGAGGGGCAAGGCCATCATGGAGGCGATCGCCCGCCGCGTCGTCCCGAAGGGCTGGAACTGGCAGGTGCAGGAGACCTATGGGTCCGGCCCCGTCTTTGTGATGATGACGTACGAGGACCCGTTCGAGACGCGGGGCTGTGACTGCGGAGGCCACCATGGCCTATACGAGGGTTGATCCTCCCGAGAGGGTCTGCTACAATTGCGGTGCGCCCAATCGGGGCGAGAGGACCAGGTGCGGCCACTGCGGTCGCCAGATATAGGAGAAGGACATGGACAGGAAAATCAGCCTCAGCGACGGCAAGTACGAGGTCAAGCACGACGGGCGTGGGCTCGAGTTCTGGAGGAATGGGGAGGCGTGGCCCGCGGCCGAGGAGTACCGCTTCGCCAATGTGATAGCGTCGATGTACCATCGCATCATCGAGCTGGAGGACCGGCTGGAGCTCGCGGACCGCCAGTACGCCGGCGTGGTGCTCGCCCTGATGGAGGCAGGCAAGGCCACGCAGGCTAGGCCGTGCCCGCACTGCGGCTGGACAACCGCCTGCGACACAAAGGTAGAGCACCCTCCTGAGCTCAAGCCCGAGTACGAGCACCACGCTGACGGCAAGGTCTCCTTCATCAACTACGAGGCCATGTCGCAGGCCTCCATCAGGGCGCAGGACCGGCACGCTAAGGCGCTGGCCGATGCCGTGTGGGTCTTCAGGAAGGAGGGAGCCCTCTGCAGTTGGCAGGGCAAGTCGACAGAGCGTGTCCTGGAGCAGGCCATCAAGGCATACCTGCAGCACGGGGTGGCAAAATGAGCCGGCACCCTGCGGTGGTGAACGGCCGCTTCACCCGCGGCAAGTACGAGGGCAAGCAGGTGAACCAGGTGCTGGAGGCGGATCCCGGCTACATCCACTTCGCGTGGTGCAGCGGGTCGGAGCACTTTGGCATCACGCATGCCCAGTGGCAGCGGGCCAAGGAGCTGATGGCCCAGCAGGGCAAGATGCACGCCCAGTCGGTACATGCCCCCAAGGCACCTGACGTGAATGCAGAAGGGTACAGGGCCGCTGTTGAGAGGCTGGTAACCACCACGAGGCTCTCCCGGCCGGAGGCGGAGGAGGCCCTGAGGCGCATGGTGCAGGCCCAGGTGGCAAGGCTGGGGCCAACTCTCCAGGTCATCGAGGAGGGCGAGGGCCTCGGTGGCTCCAGCGCCATGGGCGGGCTCACCTCGCTGGTCAACTGTCGGTCTGTGGGCCTGCCGGTCCAATACTGTGTGGGCGACAGGGTCGAGGCTGACGGTAAGACCTTCGAGTGCACTGGCGTCTTCCAGGACGAGGCGACCTTCGAGGAGCGGGACGAGCAGCCATCCTTCCTCGACGATCCGGCGGTGCGCGAGCTGCTGAGCCCTGTCGCCAGCTTCCTGGACTGACACCATGGCGCTCCTGTCCAGCGGCATCCACCTCTTCACCTTCGGCATGTACCGCAACCGGTCCATGCGGGAGATAGCGGACGAGCACCCGTCGTACGTCGTCTGGGCCTACGAGAAGGTCACCAGCGAGCCGAACGGGGGCGTGCCGCACGCCATCTACGAGCGGGCCAGGGCCAACCTCCGGAAGGCCCAGCGCGCTCCGCGGCCGTCCAGGCGGCAGCGGGAGTACGAGGGTGTCGACTGGGACGAGGAGGACGTATACTCTCGACTCTACGACGACTGCCCCGATCCCTGGGGCGATCGCGACTGATCCAACACAACAAGGAGAAACAACATGGACCTACCTATCACTCTCGCCGTGCCTGACCTGGAGAGCATGGCTCTCCAAGCGGTCTGCAGCCTGTCGCAGGCACAAGCGATGGGGGATACTCGCCGCCGCGACCAGCTGGAGGTGCGCGTCGAGTCCCTCCAGCACCAGCTCGCCTACTTCGATGCGCGGCCAGGCGATGAAGGCTAAGAAGCGCCATCGCTACCAGGCCTTCCTCCGGCTCTACGGGCCGAGGGAAGCACCGACGCATGCCATGCTGGTGATTCCCGACTCTCACCAGCCGGATGAGGGCACGCCGGAGCACTTCCTCAGGGAGCTGGCCGAGGAGCGCCGGGTCGACGCGATGCTCAAGCCCCTCCAGCGCCTTCGTCCACTCTACGTCAAGCGGGGCTGAGGGCTCTCCTCGGTCGGCCCGCGCGGTATCATCGGCGGACCGACCAACCCTGGAGCGCCCATGCGCATCAAGCCCACCGACAGGCTGCCACCGAAGGTCTGGGCGGCCCAGGCGGGCTCCCAGGTCCTCTTCCTCTCCTGCCCCATATTCGAGTGCCTCTACGAGGGCACACGTGGCCCCGGCAAGACGGACGCGCTGCTGGCCGACTTCTGCCAGCATGTTGGTCAGGGCTTCGGCGCTGCCTGGCGCGGCATCCTCTTCCGTGCCACCTACCCCGAGCTCGCCGACGTGGTGGCAAAGTCCAAGGCCTGGTTCGGCCTGTGGTTCCCCGGCGCGAAGTTCAACGAGTCCGAGTACGTGTGGAGCTTCCCAGGCGGGGAGCAGCTCCTGCTCCGCCACATGGCCAAGCCGGACGACTACAAGAAGTACCACGGCCACGCGTACCCGTGGATCGGCTGGGAGGAGCTCACCAACTGGGCGACCTCCGACTGCTTCAAGCTGATGTTCTCCTGCTGCCGCTCCTCCACTCCAGGCATGCCACGCAAGGTGCGCGCCACCACCAACCCCTACGGCAAGGGCCACAACTGGGTCAAGGAGCGCTATCAGCTGCCACACATGCGCGGCAAGGTCATCCGCACCGAGGGCGAGCCGGACCGCATCGCCCTGCACGGGAACATCGTGGAGAACCGGATCCTGCTCGACGCCGACCCCGGCTACATCGACAGGATCCGTGCGGCGGCGGCCAACCCGCAGCAGGTCGAGGCCTGGATCAACGGGTCGTGGGACATCACCTCGGGCGGCATGTTCGACGACCTCTGGAAGAACTCCGTGCACACCGTGCCGCGCTTCCTGGTCCCTCGGTCCTGGGCAGTAGACCGAAGCTTCGACTGGGGCGAGTCGAAGCCCTTCTCGGTCGGGTGGTGGGCCGAGAGCGACGGCACAGAGCTGCTCCTGCCTGGTGGGGGCAAGATCTACACGGTGCGGGGCGACCTCTTCCGCATCGGCGAGTGGTACGGCTGCCGGAAGGGTGAGGAGAACAAGGGCCTGCGCATGCTGGCGACAGACATCGCCGAGGGCATCAAGCTCCGTGAGATGAGCATGGGCCTGGCGGGCCGCGTGAAGCCCGGTCCGGCTGACTCCTCCATCTTCGACGAGGAGAATGGCATGTGCATCGCGAAGGACATGGCGAAGCGGGGTGTCAAGTGGGAGAAGGCCGACAAGGGCCCCGGCTCCAGGAAGCAGGGCTGGCAGCAGATCCGCAAGCGCCTGTCCGGGGCAGCCAACCTGGACGAGGAGGGCAAGCGCAGGCTGGGCCGGCCGCGCGAGGCACCGGGCCTATTCGTCGTGGGCGAGGCCTGCCCCAACTTCATGAGGACCGTCCCGCACATTACCCGCGACGACAAGGACCTGGACGACGTCGACACGCAGGTGGAGGACCACATCGCCGACGAGACCCGCTACCGGGTCCGCTTCAAGCGCAAGGAGATCAAGCAGGGCAGCTTCTGATGGTATTCGGCTCCCGGTCGGCATGGCATCATCTACCCATCCTCCGAAACGTAGACGACCAGCTGCGCTAGGCATACTGGGTCCCCACCCTGGCTTCGGCCGAAGCGGGCCCTTTGCAGAAGGATCAACCCTGGTCTGGAACACGCAGTCTTCCTCGCTGCAGCGCGACGAGTAAGCTCCTCTAGGGCTTAGAGAAGACGGCCGACTAGTGGCATCCACGGTCAGTTCCCCTCAGAGCCCCATCAGTAGACTGCTGATGGGGCTTTGTTGTTTCTGGGCCCCGGCTGCTGGCTTGCGGCGATCTCCGTGCTGGTGCAGTATCGGTCGATATCTGAACCCAGCCCCAGGAGAACACCGTGCCAGAAAAGAAGAAGGCCGACGTCGCCACCCCGTCCTCAGCCTACCAACGCATGGCCCCGCGGTGGGAGCTGGCTGAGGCCCTGCTCGGCGGGACCGAGGCGATGCGCGCCGCCGGCGACAAGTACCTCCCTCGCCACGAGAAGGAGAGCGAGACGAACTACCAGAACCGTCTGCAGCGCGCCACCCTCCTCAACATGTTCGAGGACACTGTGGGCAAGCTCTCCGGCAAGCCGTTCGAGGACGACATGGTGCTCGACGTGCCGGCGCAGCTGGAGGAGATCCTCAAGGACGTGGACCTGCAAGGCACGGCCGTGCAGCCCTTCTGCCGCACCTGGTTCCGCACGGCCTGGGCCAAGTGCTTCGCCCACGTCCTCGTGGACATGCCGATCGTCGAGCGCCAGCTGGATGCCGCGGGCAAGCCGATACCGCGCACCCTGGAGGACGACCGCACCGAGGGCAAGCGACCGTACTGGGTGCTCATCCGCCCAGAGAACGTGCTGGCCGCCTACGCGACCACTGAGAATGGGCGGGAGGTGCTCCAGCACGTCCGCATCCTGGAGACCAGCATCGAGAGGGATGGCTTCGACGAGGTGTGCGTCCAGCGCATCAAGGTGCTCGAGCCAGGGCACTGGTACACCTGGATCTACAACGCCCAGGAGAAGGAGTGGGTGCAAGAGGACGAGGGCCTGACTGGCCTCGACGAGATCCCGCTGCGCACCTTCTACACGGGCCGCCGCGAGGGCCTCATGGAGGGTAAGCCCCCACTCACCGACCTCGCCCACCTGAACATCGCGCACTGGCAGTCCACTAGCGACCAGCGCAACGTGCTGACCGTCGCCCGCTTCCCCATCCTCGCGGCATCCGGCCTCGGCGACGGCAACGTCGACATCGGTCCCAATAAGTACCTCACCACCGAGGACCCGCAGGGCAAGTGGTACTACGTCGAGCACACCGGCGCGGCAATCGAGGCGGGCCGCAAGGACCTGGAGGACCTGGAGAACCAGATGGCCTCCTACGGCGCGGAGTTCATGCGCAAGAAGCCCGGTAATGAGACGGCCACCGCTCGTGCCCTCGACTCCTCCGAGACCCAGAGCGACCTGGCCGCGTCCGTCAAGACCTTCAGGGACTGCGTGGAGGAGTGCCTGCAGCTGACCGCCAAGTGGATGAGCCTCGAGGACGGCGGCACCGTGCAGATCTCCTACGTCGACTCTGAGGACAACGGGGCCGACGCGCCGGAGCTGACCGCGCTGACCGAGATGCGCAAGAACAGGGACATCTCCCGCAAGGCCATGACCGACGAGATGAAGCGCCGGGGCGTGCTCTCCGAGGACTACGACGTGGAGGAGGACCAGGCGCTGCTGGACGACGAGGCCCCCACTGACGGCCTGAACAAGATGTATGGCAAGGGGCAGGGCACTGGCAGTGCGGTGCCTGTGGTGCCTCCTAGCGGGGCAGCGCAGTAATGGCAGCCGCCAATGATGTCCTCTTCGATGCAACTTTAAGGCATCAGATTAAGCTGCTCCGCTTCTCCAAGGGTGAGGCGGAGGCTGTCGCACAGCTCCTCCAGGCCTCCGACGAGCAGCTGGTGGCAAAGCTCATGGGCGAGCTCACCGAGGATGCCAGGCACCGCCTGGAGGACCTGCTGCAGAGCATCCGGGCACAGCGCTCCGCAGCGATCGACGAGGTCGGCGGCCGGATCCAGAGGGACATGTCCACGCTGGCTGGCAACGAGGCCGAGTGGGAGATGTCGGCGATGGAGCAGTCCTCCCCGCTGAAGCTCGACCTGAAGACCGTGCCGGCCTCCACCCTCAAGGCCCTGGTAGGTAAGCCCATCAACGGAGTCCCGCTGGAGGGATGGCTCGACTCGATGAAGGCCGGCGACATCTCCCGCATCGAGCAGCAGATCAGGCTGGCAGTCACGCAGGGCGAGACCCTCGACCAGATCGTCCGCCGCATCCGCGGGACGAAGGCCAACAACTACGAGGACGGCGTGGTCTCCATCACCCGCCGCAACGCCCAGGCCGTGGCTCGCACCGCCGTCAACCACGTGTCCAACTCGGCGCGCCAGGAGGTGTGGAACGCCAACGCCGACATCATCTCCGGGGTGCGCTGGGTCGCCACGCTCGACGGGCGCACCTCGCCAGTCTGCCGCGGCCGCGACGGGCTCATCATGCCCATCAACGAGGGACCGCGCCCTCCAGCCCACGTGGGCTGCCGCTCCACCACGGTGCCTGTGCTGCACGGCGAGGCCATCGTCGGCCAGCGCCCCACCGTCACTGACAAGCGCACCCGCTCCGCCCGCGAGAGGGACTTCCGCGCCGAGGCGAGGGAGGAGGCGGGCGACAAGTGGAAGGGCATGAGCGAGAAGCAGCGGCAGGACGCCGTGCGTGCCAAGCGGGCCGACTGGACCGCCAAGAACGTTGGCCAGACCCCGTCGAATCAGACCTACGACCAGTGGATGCGGAAGCAGCCAGCTGCCTTCCAGGACGAGGTGATGGGCAAGGCCAAGGCGCAGATGTTCCGCGACGGCATGACCATGGACAAGTTCGTCGATGAGAAGGGCAAGGCATACACCATCGACCAGCTGAAGGCTGAGACCAGCGGCGACAAGCTGAACGTGGTCCAGCCCGGTGTCGGCATGAAGGCGAAGGCCCTCCTGCAGCAGGGCTTCTCGACGGACGACGTGCTCAAGCAGATCCAGCAGGAGTATCCAGACGCAAGCACCTCCGCTGCGTCCATCGCCTCCTACAAGTCCGAGCTGAAGAAGGCCGGCGCGCTGGACCAGCTCGTCCAGGCCGCGCCGGCCGGCGCGGTCAAGAAGGCCCAGTCTGTGCAGGCGGTCGTCGACCACTTCGAGGCGAACCTGCCAGAGGGCGTCAAGCACGCCGTCGGCGGACAGTGGGCTACGGTGGCTGCGGACCTGGACGGTGTGCCGGGTGCGATGGGCTACTACGAGGCCGGCAAGGGCGTGAAGCTGAGCGGTGCCAAGCTGTCCGCCATCTCCCAGCAGCAGGCGCAGCAGGTCGTCGCCCACGAGATGGGCCACCTCCTGCACAAGCAGCACGACCTCCTGCTGCCATACCCTGGGGAGCTGAAGATGGCAGCCGACGCGCTGGATGCCTCCAGCAAGAAGCTGTACGGATACTACCTGGCCCACACCGATGAGCTGGTGGCCGAGGTCTACGCCCAGGCGCTGAGCCCATCGCCGCTGACGTCGCAGGGCCTCTCAGCGCTGGACTTCAACAAGGCCTTCTCGTCGCACATCGCTGACGCGAAGGCGGCCCTCGCCAGCAAGTTCCCTCCGCCGAGCGCGAAGGCCATACCCCCAGTCGGTGGCGCGCCTGTCCCGTCCGTGCCGTTCGAGATGGCTGGCAAGCCCCAGACGGTCGGGTCGCTGGCAAAGTCGCTCCTGCAGCAGGGCGTGCCGGACGACAAGGTGCTGGAGGCCGTCAAGGCACAGTTCCCCGACGCCAAGACGAGCAAGGCCTCGCTGGCCTCGTACAAGGTGGAGCTGAAGAAGAGCGGGATGCTGCCCAACAAGGCGGCCGGTCCCGTGGTGGAGTCGACGCCTGCCGTGGGCGTGAAGCCGCCGCCTCCGGAGCCTCACGTCGCCGCGTCCCAGACGGCTGCAGCGACCCCGGTGGCGAAGGGCCCTGTGCCTGCCTCGACGGTGACCGCCGCGGCTAAGGAGCTCTTCAAGGAGGGCATGATGGGCGTCAACAAGGTGGCGGACGTCCTGAAGGAGAAGTTCCCGGACAATGCGGAGGGCATCAAGGCCATCAACATCTCCAGCTGGAAGTCCAACTTCAAGAAGACCAACCCGGCGGACTTCGCGGCAGGCATGAAGAAGGCCGAGCAGCTGGCCGCGGCCGGTCAGATCCCCAAGGTGAAGGGCTCCGAGTACGCGTGGGTGAAGGCACAGCTGGGCCCCCAGCTGGAGGCCACGAAGGCTGCGCTGGCCGCGGGCAAGGCCCCGTTCGAGGTGTACAAGGAGATGGAGGCGTCCCTCGCGAAGTGGAACTCCGCCGAGCAAGCCTCCGGTGCCGCGTCGACGCTGGTCAAGTTGGCCACTGAGAGCCTGCAGGCGCTGAAGGCACAGGGCAAGCCGTACCTGGACGTCCTGCAGAAGCCGGCCTCGTCGGTCGCTGAGTCCATCGCGAAGCCGAAGCTGTACGGCAAGCCGATGGGGGTCAAGTCACAGCAGGTGCTGGCGAAGGTCAAGGCCGCGGTAAAGGTGGGCCAGGACGACGAGGCGCTGACTGCCCTCATAGAGCAGGGCTTCGGTAGCCTGAACGAGCAGGGTGCCAAGGACCTCATCGAGCTGGCCAAGTACCAGGTGGAGACGGGTGACCTCGGCATTGGGACATCCACCCTCCCGCCGAAGCCCGCCGTGGAGAAGGTCGACATGACGCCTGCCCGCCCCGTGGGCTCGATCCGCGAGTCGTTCCCGCCACCGCCACGCTTTTCCGCGAAGCAGCGCGCCGCGGCAGTGCGCCAGCTGACCAACGAGTTTAACACCCTCGTTACTGAGAAGATGAATACCAGCCAGCGTAAGCTTGGGCTGCCGGAGCTGTCAGAGGATGAGGGTGCTGCCATCAAGGCCTATACCAACAGCTCCTATCGGAAGCTGAACAATGCCCTCCGCGCGGGCCAGTTCACCAGCAATAACATGCTCCAGGCCTACGTCGAGGCCGCCAAGTCCGGCCTCTCGAAGATGCCCAAGTACCAGGGCCTCACGTCGCGCGGCCTGACGCTGCACGGGGCAGACCTCGAGAGGCTGCTGTCCGTCTATCGGAAGGGGGCCATCGTGGAGGACTCAGCCTTCGTGTCAAGCTCCACTGGCGAGCGGGCCGCCTTCAGCGGCAACATCTACATGAAGATCCAGGGCAAGACTGGCGTGGACGTCGCCCCGTTCAGCAGCCACCCAGAGCGCGAGGTCCTGTTCGCTCCCGGGACTAGGTTCAAGATCAATGCGGTGGAGCGTGAGGGCTCCACCTACATCATCCGCATGGAGGAAGTATGACCGACGAGTTCAAGATGACCGAGCAGCTCCTGGACAAGATGGACTTTGCCCCCGGCGTGCCGGACGACCCCGATGCGGTGCCGTCCCTGTACTACCAGGCGCTGCTGGGCAACGTCTACACCCTGCAGCGCTGGAAGGACGGGTCGACCGTCCGCGGCGAGGTGCCGCTGGCAGACCTGGAGGCCCTGACTGGTGGGTCCCTGCGTGAGGGGTGGTACAGCGCATCGGGCCAGTTCCTGGGCGCAGCGATCGAGCTGGACTGAATGCTGGCTTTGCTGTACTGGCGGGCCACGGTAACTTGCAGGCTCGTACAACAACCCGGGGCGTGAAGCCCCATGTGACCGCGCGATGCGGAGAAGGAGAAGCAGCATGGACTTTGAATTTGGCAAGAACACCACCGTGGACACCCTGGACAAGGTGCCGGAGCAGTTCCGCGGGCTGTACGCCCAGGGCGATGGCGGCTTCGTGCTGAACGAGCAGTATGCCTCGGTCGGGACGGCGGTCGACGGCCTGAACCGTTCCCTGAAGGCTGCCCGCCGCGACGCCGACGACTTCAAGAAGAAGGTCCCCAACATGGATGGCTACGCCGCCATCGGCCAGCTGCTGGGCCTCGAGGGCGATGAGGCCGCCAACGCGGATGCCCTGCGTGCGGCGGTCGAGAAGACCCTGAGCGAGTCCAAGGACGGCAAGGTCAACTGGGACAAGATGAAGAAGGACCTCGAGTCTGGCTTCAACAAGAAGCTGGCCGACAAGGACGGCGAGCTGGGCACGATGAACAAGACCCTGCAGAAGTACCTGGTGGCTACCGCGGCCGTGACCGCCATCTCCACCCACAAGGGCGTGCCGGAGCTGCTGCTGCCGCACATCACCGCGAAGACCAAGGTCATCAAGGAGGGCGAGGACTACGTCGTGCGCGTGGTGGACGACACCGGCGACCCCCGCGGCAATGCCTCCGGTGGCTTCATGTCGATCGAGGACCTGGTGAAGGAGATGAAGGCCAGCCCCGTGTTCGGCCGCGCCTTCGAGAGCGAGCAGAAGTCCGGCAGCGGCACCCCTCCAGGCTCTGGCGGTAAGCCGTTCCAGCAGCAGAAGGGCGAGCGCTCGGCGACTGACAAGATCGCTGCGGGCCTGACAAAGGGCCAGCGCTTCTAAGCGGCTGTCATCGCAGGTGAAGAAAGGGGAGCCTCGGCTCCCCTTTTCTCACGCCCGGCCGAGGTGCTCCCGCAGGTCAGTCAGCACCTGCCCCAGCCAGTTCGTCCCGCGCCAGCAGGCTGGGTTGTTGACGTCCGGGTCGTACTCGGAGAGGCCGATGCCCCATATGATGTCGGAGGGGCTGGCCTCGACCAGGAGCGTGCCCTCGGTCTCCATCAGCGCGTGGCACAGCTCGGTCGAGCTGGTGAACTTCGCCAGGTTGCCCCGCATCACCACGTCGCGGGCGACCACCTCCCACGCGGTCTTGCTGAAGCCGCGCACGGTCTTGCCAAGAGCCTTCTGCCGGCTCGGGTCGGTCGTGTTCATGATGTGTGCCAGGATTGGCTCATCGCCGAACAGGCGGGCCTTCTGGGCCATCATGTACTGCTCCGCGCAGTTGTACCGCACGCCATCCACCTCGAAGGTGCAGGGCAGCCACTGGCTGAACGGTCCCCCATAGAAGAAGGTGAACCTCTTGTACATCTCCTTTACTTTTCCCATTATCATCTCCCTTTAGTAAACTACCCTGCAATTATGCGGGGTTATACTCTCTCTATATCCCATCATTCCTCTATTATTTTTATTTTTATTTATTAAATCTAAGGGAATATAAATCTAATCTAAGGGTAGAAGAGAATATAAGGTATTGATCCTGAAAGCAATCTAGGCCATCTAGGGCATCTGAGGCTAGTTGACGACTTCCCGGAGCAGCGATCCAACCGGTCTGTCTCGAGCGGCTGGCCGAACGTGTCCGTAATTTCCTGGGACAACGAGCTAGCCCGAGGTCCAGACGCGGCGGAAAAGCCCGGAGGCCTTGCGCCGCAAGGCTTCCACTGCACGGACCTGGCTTTTCCGAGCCTCAGCAGCCTCAGCGCCTGCTCTGCCAGCACTGTCATGGGGTTACAACCCGCACCGGCCCGGGGTAAACTTCAGGCTGACATGCGAGCGAACTTTGGACTGGGAGTTCCCGGTCGGTTCGCGAGCTTGACCCCTACAGAGGCGTGACGTCGGCGTGGGGCGTCGGTCGGGCGATCCGGCACCCAAACTACCAACAAACCCCTTAGGAGAGAAACATGGCTTCTGTTACCCTGGCGGAATCCGCCAAGCTGGCCCTCGACGAACTGTCGGCGGGCGTCATCGAGAACGTCATCACCGTCAACGAGATCTACGAGCTGCTGCCCTTCGATGACATCGACGGCAACTCGCTGGCCTACAACCGCGAGAACGTACTGGGCGATGTGCAGATGGCAGGCGTTGGCACCACCATCACCGCCAAGGCGGCTGCGACCTTCACCAAGGTCAACTCGTCCCTGACCACCATCATCGGCGACGCCGAGGTGAACGGCCTGATCCAAGCCACCCGCTCCGGCGACGGCAACGACCAGACTGCCGTGCAGGTCGCCTCCAAGGCGAAGAGCTGCGGCCGCAAGTTCCAAGACCAGATGGTCAACGGCGATGGCACCGGCGATAACATGACCGGCATTCTGGGTCTCGTAGCTGCTGGCCAGAAGTTCTTCGCAGGCAACGGTGCAGCCAATGGTGCTGCCCTGTCCTTCGACGACCTGGACGCCCTGATGGACCTGGTCGTGGACAAGGACGGCGAGGTCGACTACATCATGATGACCCGCCGCACCCGCCGTGCCTACCTGGCCCTGCTGCGCGGCCTGGGCGGCACCACCCCTGGTGACATCTACACGATGCCGTCCGGCAAGAAGATCCCGTCGTACCGCGGCATCCCGATCTTCGCCAACGACTGGATCCCAGTCAACCAGACCCGTGGTGCCACGACCACCTGCACGTCGATCTTCGCAGGCACCTTCGACGATGGCAGCCGCTCCCACGGTCTGTCTGGCCTGACTGCCCGCGGCGCCTCCGGCATGCGCGTCAAGAACATCGGCGAGAAGGAAACCGCCGACGAGACCATCACCCGCGTGGTGTGGTACTGTGGCCTGGCGCTGTACTCGGAGAAGGGCCTGGCTTGCCTGCAGGGCATCACCAACTAAGCTTCCCGGCTTAGCCTGACCAAGGCCCCGGAGGTTCGCAAGAGCCCCGGGGTCTTGTACTATATGATCTCAACCAACCACAAGGAGAGCAGCAATGTCGAGCACAGTAACGGAGTTCCGCATCACGGGCGTCAACAAGGGTAAAACCCAGGTCGTCCACGGTCACCAGTTCACCGACGGCGTCCTGCAGTTTGAGGGCTCTGCCGAGCAGGCCGCCACCCTGGCCCGCATCTTCGAGTTCTACGAGGTCTTCCCGGCCGACACGGCCGAGCTGATGGAGCTGAAGGCTGCGATGGGCGAGGGCAGCAAGCTGGCCACTCCAGCAGCACCGACGCCGGAGGCCAACGCAGCAGCTGAGGCAGCGGCGGCTCAGGCTGCGCTGGAACAGGCACTGGGCGAGGACGACGCTCCATCCGGCCGTCCGACGCTGGCTGAGGCTATTGGCCAGCTGGACCCGGAGAATGACGCGCACTGGACCTCCAACAACCTGCCGTCGATCGACGCCCTGGCCGCCCTGACCGGCAAGCCAGCCACCCGCGCGGAAGTCAACGAGCTGGCCGAAGGCTACACCCGCGCCAAGGCCCGCTCGGTGCGCAACTAACCAGATAGGAGGACGGTATGACCCTGACAGTTCAGACCAAGGACGGCACCGCTGATGGAGCCAACAGCTACGTCACCGTGGCGGCAGTGCGCGGGTACTACCAGGATCGTGGGGTCGACCTGTCCTCCTATGCTGACCCAGCAGTATCGGCCGCAGTCATCAGCGCGACCGACTTCATGGATGCCCGCTACAGCTTCATCGGGCAGCCGCTGCGTGCCCTGCAGGGCACTGCCTGTCCCCGATACCTGGAGGCAGGCCAGCGCGAGAACTACCCCCGCGACGTGAACACCCTCGAGCCGACCTACCTTCTGCGCACGGCGCAGTGGAAGGCCATCGAGAGGGCCTGCTGCCAGCTGGCGTACCGCCACCTCACCCAGGGCAACCTGCTGCCGGATCCTGCCATCGACTCGACCTCGCAGCGAGTGAAGTCCAAGACCGTCAAGGCCGGGCCGATCGAGACGAGCACCGAGTACCAGGCGGCTCCGGCGGGCAAGCTGGATGCTGACGTGCCGAGCTATCCTGCAGTCGACCTGCTGCTCCGCAACGTCGGCCTGCTGCGCAGCCGGAACTCTGGAACCGTGAGCAGGGGCTGAGCATGACGACCCTCTACAAGGAGATGGCCGCCGCGGCGTACGACCTGATCGCCGAGCTGGGCCGTGATGTCACCATCAACCGGTACACCTACGTCACCGACCTGGTGGAGGGGACCTCGGTGCCGACGCTGTCCATGACGCAGGGCCTCAAGATGGCTGTGCTGCCCGCGTCAGGTGGTACGCTGGAGGCCTTCGACATCCGCTTCGCCCAGGACGTGCTGGACGACGAGAACGTCCGCTTCGCCATCGTGGCAGCGCAGGGCCACACCTTCGTGCCGAAGCCAGGCGACGAGGCCATATTTGAGGGCGGGTCCTGGCTCATCATGGGCAACACGCCGCTGGACGTCGACGGCATCACGCCCGTCATCTTCAGCGTCGGCTTCAGGATGAAGTGACATGGCAATGTCCTTCTCCGCTGCCGTCGCGAAGTACGGCATCACCTCGCTGGACAAGGTGGACAAGATCCGCCGCGCATCCATCCTCGACCTCGTCGGGCTGATCATCGAGGCGACGCCCGTCGACACGGGCCTCCTGCGCGGTAACTTCCAGGCGTCGATCAACTCGCCCGTCACGTCGGCGACCGACCGCAAGGACAAGGTCGGTGGCGAGGTCATAGCAGAGGCGATGGCGAACCTTGGGTCGCTGGCCGACATCTTCTTCCTCACCAACAACCTGCCGTACGTGGAGCGGATCGAGTACGAGGGCTTCTCGGCGCAGGCGCCAGAGGGCATGGTCCGGATCAATGCAGCCCGCTGGGCTGAGATCGTCAAGAAGAACGCGGAGGCCTACAAGTGAGTGCCAGCATCGTAGACCTGGAGAAGGCCCTCCGCAGCGGCGTCGCCACCGTCGACCTCGGCATGCCAATCGCCCTCGAGAATGCCAGCATGGACCGGCCGAGGAATGCCCCCTGGGCCGCCCTGCACATCATGCCCGCCGGCTCTGGTGCTCACACGCTCGGTGACGGCGGGGAGGACCTGCACGTCGGCATCATGCAGCTGGACCTTAACTACCCGCTGATGGCTGGCGAGAACGCCTCCAGGGCGAAGGTCAAGTCCATCGTCGAGTTCTTCCGCTACGGGCGGGTGCTGATCTACGGTGACACCTCCGTCTTCGTCACGAAGTGCGCGGGTCCCCGCTATCGCGAGGTGAACGGCCAGCACCGTCACACCCTCACCATCTCCTGGGAAGCGCGCCTTCAGCGATAGGCCCACGGGGTTACGTCCCAGGCGAGCCCCGGGCATAATGGCCTCAGATTCCGTCAGCCTCCGGGGCACCGCGAGGCACCCACCCCGACCAGGAGCTGAGCAATGGCAACCTACAACAAATTCCAGGACGCTGCCGAGCAGATCCTGCGCGGCAAGCACGACTTTGGCAGCCACGTCTTCAAGGTGGCGCTGTCCAACACGGCGCCCAACGCGGCCACCCACACCCAACTTTCCGACATCACCCAGATCGCTGCCGGCAACGGCTACGTGACGGGCGGCTTCACGCTGGACACCGTCGTGCTGTCCGAGGCGGGCGGCACCGCCAAGGTGACCATCGCCGACGAGGTCATCCTGGCCTCTGGCGGCGCGATGGCAGCCTTCCGCTATGCCGTCATCTACAATGACACTTCGGCCAGCGACCTGCTGCTGGGCTACTACGACTATGGCTCGTCCGTCACGCTGAACGACACCGAGGACCTCACCATCGACTTCGATGCGGCGGCCGGCGTGCTGACCCTGGCGTAAGGAGAAGGCAATGAGCCCTGAACAACAGACCGCCCTGCGCACGGCGGTGCACAGCGACCCAGCCTGTGCTGTGGCGCTTGCTGACCGCGACTGCGTGGAGCTGGCCCGCCTCATGTCGGTGGGACGCACGCGCCCCAAGTCGCATGAGATCGGCAACGGGACTGTGCTGGAAGTGCTGGGGCTTACTGCTGGCACGGCCTTCCTCGACACCATCAACGGCGACGCGCGCTTCCGCTACGTCAAGCCACTGCTGGACCGCGGCGGCCTGCGCATCGACGCGGCAATCGTGCAGGCGACGATGCAGAGCTTCGTGCCGGATATCCTCACGCAGGGGCAGGCCGACGCGCTGTGCGCCCTCGGCAAGGAGCCGGACCCACTCAGCGCGCAGGACGTGGCCGAGGCCGTGTTCAACATCGATGGGAGCCAGAAATGAGCGCGACCAAGACTGCCAAGACCCTCCTAGCCTCTCAATCTCTTGGGGCCGGCTCGTCGGTCAACGCGACTGAGTGGGACATGCGCACGGCCTACGGCGGTCGCATGTTCGTCAAGCTGACTAACGGGGCCTCTGCGCCAACGACTCCGCCGGTCGTGAAGTTCTACAGCGGCGAGGCGACCGGCGTGAAGCGCCTGGTGCATACTGCCAGTGGGGACACGACCAACAGCAGCGTCAACGACGTCACCTACGTGTACGAGCTGCCCGACATGTTCGCCAACGTGACCATCACCAACGGTGCAACCAATGCAATCACGGTCGAGGTCTACGGCCAGGAAGCCACGGGGATCTAACCCATGCGGTACGCTCAGCCGCAGGGCGGCCCGCTTCGCCTCGACCTCGGCAACCCGATCGCCAAGGACGTCGTGTGGCTCTCGGGCACCAACACCACTGCCTTCGGCTCCAGCGGTCACATGCGTGACGTGGTGTCGAACCGCACGGCGGCCCTCAGCGACAACAACAACTACTTCACCAAGACTCCTCACAAGCTGGGGATCATCAGCACCAGGTTCATCGGGTCCAGTGACTCCGGGGTTACCTACACCGGCCCGGTGGCGCTTCTGGACGGGGTCAAGGAGTTCACGCTGGTCAGCACCTTCATCTTCCGTACGGGTGCAGTCTCGGCGCAGTGGCTCAACTTCCGGGTGGATTTCCAGCACTCGATGGACGTGTTCAGCCAGACCGCCAGCAGCGTCACCTTCGGCTGTGACTGGGCGGGCGCATGGAACGGGTCCTCCAACGTAACACTGAGCGGGCTGAGCGACGGCGACGTGGTGACCATCTGCGCGGTCGTCAACCAGGCAGGAGCGCGCCTGTTCGCCAACGGCAAGCTCATGGGCACCAAGAGCGGCTCGGGCTTCACAGTCTCCACCGCGTCCAGCACCACTGCCATCGTCCAGAGCATCCGCACCGACTACGTGCAGGGCATGATGATCCGCAAGGCTCTGGTGGACGACGCGGCCATCTCGCTGACGCGCAATCCATGGCAGGTCTTCGCCTCGAGGCCTCGGCTCCAGAAGGCTGCGGTCGGCGTCCACTACACGCTGGCCGCCTCCGCCGGAAGCTACAGCCTCACGGGCGTGGCGGCAGGGCTCTCGGCATCACGGCGCCTCTCAGCCGCCGTGGGCAGCTACACCCTCACAGGTCCAGCGGCACAGCTGCGGGGCCATCGCCGTCTCCTGGCCCAGGGGGCGTCGTATGCCCTCACGGCTCCGGCAGCACTGCTGTCCGTGTCGCGCAGGCTGACGGCAGGCCTCGGAGCCTACGTAGTCAGTGGGCCTGCAGCGAACCTGCGAGCCCACCGCCGCATGGCTGCTGCGAAGGGCACGTATGTATTCACTGGCAACTCAGCTGGCTTGATCCTGTCGGCTGCCTTCGTGCTGACGGCAGGCACTGGCAGCTACAGCCTGGGTGCGTCGGCCGCGGCCCTCCGCGTGCGTCGGAGGATGACCGCCCAGCCCACTTCCTACGCTGTCAGCGCCCCTGCCGTGGCACTGCGGGTGGGCCGGTCACTCTCGGCCGCTACAGCAGTCTACCAGCTGACTGGTCTGCCTGCAGCTCTGCGGGCCCATCACAAGCTGACCACGTCGGCTGGCGGCTACGCGGTCAGCAGCACTCCGGCATCCCTGCGAATTCACAGGCACCTGGCCGTCGGCGTGGGCTCCTTCCAGGTCGTGGGCACAGACGTCGTCCTCCGCCTCAGCACCGACCAGCCGGTCATCGAGGCATCGACGCCTGGCGACCTCGAGCGCGCCCTGCTGAAGGGCGTGCAGGACTGCAGCCTGGGAGTGCCCGTCGACGGTATTCCCAATGCCCCGTTCGAGCGTCCGGCCAATGCTCCCTGGGCCAGGGCCCGCGTGGTCTTCGACCAGAGCCAGGCTGCCTCCATCAGCGTGGTCGGCCTCGACGAGTACACTGGCTCCATCGACGTGGAGGTCTTCGTGCCACTGTACGCGGGCATGGCTGGCATACTCCAGCTGGAGCAGGCCCTGTATGCCTTCTTCCGCCCTGGGCGCGTGCTGTCCTTCAACGCCACCTCGGCGATGGTGCGGGGCACGAGGCGAGGCCGGTCCAGCACGCAGGGCGGCTACTACGGCCGCAGGCTGTCCATCCTCTGGGACGCCAAGGTGGACCGAGTCGCCTGACCATTGCGCAGGCGCCGTCACGGGTTTACTTCGGGGTGGTGCCCCGGCTATGATTAGGCGAGTCATATCCAATATCCCGACGGTCGTCGGGGCCCACCTCAGGAGCAACCCATGCCTATCGCAAATGGTGTATTTAAAAAAGTGCGCTACAAGCGCCAGGCGTCCTTCGGCGCGCCCATCTCTGGCGCCACCGGCGGCCAGGAGATGCGCCGTGTGACCTCCGACCTCGACATCTCGAAGGACAACTACCGCTCCAATGAGATGCGCCCGGACATGCAGCGCGGCGACCTGCGCCACGGGGCCCGCTCTGTCGGCGGCAAGATCTCCGGCGAGCTGTCCGTCGGCACGCACAAGGACTTCTTCGAGACCTTCTGCCGCCAGACCTGGCAGACCCCGTCTACTACCGGCGCGCTGACCACCATCACGGCGGCCACCACCTCTGGCACGCAGGGCACCTTCACCCGCAGCGCGGGCTCCTACCTGACCGACGGCTTCACCGTGGGCCGCGTGGTTCGCCCCTCGGGCTTCACCACCACTGGCGTGGGCAACAACGGCAAGAACATGCTGATCATCGCCCTGTCGGCGACGGTGATGACGGTGACCACCCTGGACGGTTCTGCCGTGGCAGCCAAGGCCGCCGGCGACTCCGTCACCATCGTCGAGCCGGGCAAGAAGACCTGGGTCCCGCTGTCTGGTCACACGAACGACTGCTACACCATCGAGCACTGGTTCTCCGACATCGCCCAGTCCGAGGTGTTCGACTCCTGCCGCGTCGCCAACGTAGATATCGGCCTGCCGGCGACGGGCATGGCGACCATCGACTGGACCTTCCTGGGTCGTGACCTCCTGCGCGGCACGGCATCCTACTTCACCTCGCCCGCAGCTACCACCACCGGCCGGTCGCTGGCCGCTGTCAATGGCGTTCTGGTGCTGAACGGCTCGCCGGTGGCGATCCTGACTGCCCTGTCCATCGCAGGTAATGCCAACGCGTCTACCGGCCAGGTTGTGGGCTCGAACGTCACTCCCGACGTGTTCATGGGCCCTGTCGACGTCACGGGCAGCGCGACCGTCTACTTCCAGGACGCTGCCGTCCGCGACCTGTTCGTCGACGAGGTCGAGTGCATGCTGGCGTGTGCCTTCACCACTGACAACACCCCCGGCTCCGGCTTCATGGCGTTCACGCTGCCACGCATCAAGGCGACCAGCGCCACCAAGGACGATGGCGAGAAGGGCCTGACCCTGACCCTGGCCTTCACGGGCCTGGTGAACGACGTGCCAGCAGTCGGCACGCAGGCCACCACCTTCATGGTGCAGGACTCGGCCGCCTAATAGGACTTCAGCTGTACCGGCCGCGAGAGGAACTAGGCGCCTCCCGCGGCCGTCTCATAACTACGCCAGAAGGAGCAGGAAATGGAACAACTGAATCAGACCCAAGCAGCCTCCGCTGCAACCGCCGCACCGCAGGCACCGACCGACCTGAACGACCTGGACGTGCGCTCCGCCGCCGCCGAGGGCGCTGAGGTCGAGCTGTACCACCCCGTAACTGGCAAGGGCCTGTCGATCTTCGTCACCGTCGTGGGCAAGGACTCCGAGGACTTCAAGGACGTGCAGTCCCACCAGAACCGCCGCCGCATGGGCAAGATGGCCAAGGGTGGCCAGCGCGCCGCGCTGAACCTGGGCGATGACGTGGACGCCGACCGCATCGAGCTGCTGGCGCTGTGCACCCGCGGCTGGCGTGGCATGGTCCTCAACGGCCAGGCGGTCGCCTTCAGCGCCCAGGCGGCTGAGTCCCTGTACATGAAGTACCCGTGGATGGCCGAGCAGGTCGACCAGGCCATCGGCGACCGCTCGCTTTTTATGAAGGTATAACCCTCGAGCTCCTGTCCTTCGCTCGCGGTCAGTTCAGGCTGAACCGGCAGGAGAAGGACGGGTCGACGCAGAGGGCTCACCTCCTCTCGGTGTGGCGCCAGACTGGCATCATGCCGAAGGAGCTAGATGTTGGAGAGTGCCCCAGTGTCGCGTCCCACGTCTGGAGATGGTTCCAGGCGCTGGACAGGGAGCGGGACGTCACGGACCTCGGTCCGCGCCCGCTTACGAGCGAGAAGCTGCTGGCCTGGTGCACGCTCCGGCGTCGAAGTTTTACGGCCTTTGAGCTGGAGGCCATCACCCGGCTAGACTCGCTCCTCCTGTCGGGGAGCTTCGAGGAGGAAGAATCCGATGACTGACGTCGCTAACCTGGAACTACGAGTAGGGTCGAGCGACGTCAATGTCGCCGGCAAGCGCCTCAACGACCTCACCAACAATGCCGGCAAGGCGGAGGGCGCGACCAAGCGCCTCACCTCTGCCACTGACACCCTCATGGAGAAGGCCAAGCAGCTCGCCGCGGCCTTCTCCGCCTTCAAGGCCGCAGAGGCCCTGATCGAGAACCAGCGCGCCTTCGACAAGCTCAACTCCGCCCTCATCACTGCCACGGGATCGGCCGCCAATGCCTCCAAGGCGTTCGGCGCCCTGCAGATCTTCGCGGCCTCCACGCCGTACAGCCTGCAGGAGACGACGAAGGCCTTCATCCAGCTCCGCAACCTGGGCCTGACGCCGTCCGAGCGCGCCCTGAACGCCTACGGCAACACGGCCGCCGCGATGAGCAAGAGCCTGGACCAGATGGTTGAGGCGGTGGCCGACGCTGCCACGGGCGAGTTCGAGCGCCTGAAGGAGTTCGGCATCAAGGCCTCGCAGGAGAATGGCAAGGTGGCGCTGACCTTCCAGGGCCACACCACGACTATCGTCAACAGCGCCAAGGCCATCGAAGAGTACCTGATCCGCATCGGCGAGACCAAGTTCGCCGGCGGCATGGAGCTACAGTCCAAGACCCTCGACGGCGCGCTGAGTAACCTCGGCGATACCTGGGACATGCTGCTGCAGTCCTTCAATAACGCGGGCTTCGCGGAGACCGCGCAGTCCTCCGTGCTCAGCCTGTCAGGTGCCCTGGGCGACCTGGCGGCGATCGTCGACGCTGTCAGCGGCGGCATGGAGATCGGTGCCAGCAAGGCCGAGGAGTACAGCGTCGCGCACGCGGCCCTGCGGACTACCTTCGAGGCCATCACCATCCTCGGCATGAACGTGGCGTTCACCTTCAAGGCCATCGGCAAGGACCTGGGCGCCATGGCAGCGCAGGCCGTGGCGTTCGCCAGGGCCGACTCCATGGCGGAGGGGCTCAAGGCCGTGAAGGAGATCGGCGAGGCGCGGGTGGCCGACGCCGTGGAGGAGCGCCGCCTGCTAGACGCCAACATAGAGAAGGTCCTGTGGGCCGCCGACGTCCGCGCCAAGGTCGCGGAGAACGAGCGGGACCGCAAGAAGCGCGAGCGCGAGGACACCCTCGAGGGATTCAAGGTCCAGCAGGCGGGCAACCAGCTCACCAAGGAGCAGCTGGACCTGCTGAAGAAGTGGGCCGAGGAGTACAAGAAGATCCGCGAGGAGATCGCCGAGCGCGTCGCCACGATCCAGCTGGAGCTCCAGTACAATGACAAGCTGACCGACGGTCAGAAGTACGCCCTGAAGGTCATGGAGGACCTGCGCG